GTCAAAGAGGTTGACAGAACAAACAGCGCGTATGACGTTCTTATGCTTTCAAAGGATATCACAGACATCGCAAAAGATGACGTGCTTGTTGAAGGCAAGTCTGTCGAGGGTGAAACCCAGACTGTTAAAGCAGTTTGCGAACCGAACATGGTTGTCGGTGCAGACAAGCAGTTTGACGGCAAGGGTCTTCCTACGCTTGACGCTGCCTTTGAAGCAGTAGTGCTTTATCCATCGCTTCAGTTCCCTATTCTCAAAGAATGGCTTCAGGGCGTTGCGCTGAAAAACAATCCAAACATCATTTTCATCAAACAGTAAAGCATCACAACAATGGACGAAGTATTCTTCAGCTCTATCTATGGCGAACTGACACGCAACGTGCAAATTCGCTTTGACGCGGCTTCAGAAGCACACAAGCGACTGTTTGACACAGTGCTTTATGACCGCTTCCTTGATTGGGACTTGCCTACTATCAGCCTTGACTTTGAGGAGATTATCGGCAAGTACAACATCACGATTGCCGCACCGACTATCGGTGAAGATGCGAAAGAAAGCATCATCGGGTCTGACGGTCTTCAGACAATGCGTGAGCGCATGGTAAATCATGCACTGACACTGCCGATGACTATTCAGACGTATCGTAAAATACTCGCGCTTCTTGACAGCAAGTCAATTTCTGACGAAGCGAAGAAGCAGCAACTTATCAAACTCATGTGGGGTGACGTTATGACCGTTGTCGGTGCAGTTCACGGAAAGCTCGACATGATTTTCTTGCGTGCGCTGTCTAACGGCGGTGTATTTGAGTTTGACGAAACTACGAACCCCGAAGGTGGTGTGCGTGGTACAATCGACTACAAGCAACCGGGTGAGAACATCGCAACTGTCACAACAGATTGGACACAGGAGAACCTTGATACTGTCGATTGCTTTGAAGACATTCAGGCAATTCTTGACGCAGCACAGGACAAGGTTGTTCTTGATAAGGTTCTGTGTTCACCGTCTATCATCAGTTACATCTGCCGCAGCAAGCAGATGAAGAAGATGATTTTTGGCAGCGACAAGTCTTCAAGCATCTTGCTTGCGCGTGACTTGAACGAATGGATGCAGTCTAACGGCTTCCCAGTCTTCGAGCCTATCCGCAGACAGGTGCGTATTCTGAACGGCACACAGGCAAGTGTATATGAACCTTGGGTGAAAGAAAACATGGTATTCGTACCAGCCGGCAAACTTGGTGTCATCAAGACAGCCTACTCGAACAACGAAATCAAGCCTGAAAGCGGTGTTGCATACAGCAATCAGGGTCGTATTCGCGTATCGCAGTGGGGCGTTGGTGAAACACAGGGAAGCAACGGTGTTGAGTTCACCAAAGCGGAAAGCATATCACTTCCTGTCATCACTGAAATCAACGGCATCTATACTCTTAAAACGAAGAAGTCGTGACGAACATCGAAGCATTGAGCAAACTTTGCACCGCTATTGCCAACACGTTCTATCCTGATAGCGAAGTTCTGAAACTGACGCTATTCAATGAAGGTGTTGACGCAGACGCAGAAGCACAGCCGAAAGACGTAACAATCTTTCGCTGTGCTGTCGCGCTTGTGCGTGGCTATGTGGAAGCATCAAGGTCTGAAGGGTCTGTTTCTACATCTGTAATGCAAGACGCGGTTGAAAAGTCGCTCAATTATTGGTGTGACATCTACGGTCTCGATGCTGATGAATTACTCAGTGAAGACAAAAGAACAATTTCAGATGCAACAAATCTGTGGTAAATGAGAACTAACGGCATACTACAATATCAGATACTTTCGCCTGGTGACATTGATGAAAACGGCGAACCTATCGCGCCAACTGAAACGTGGAGCGATGCGATTGCTTGCAGCATCAAGACAAATTCTGATAATCGCAAAGGCGCGTATGAAGACGGTGAGTTTAGAATTGCTTCATTCATCATTCTTCTTGAAGCCGATGCGAAGATGAACTATGAAAGCATCAAGCGCATCAGTTTGATGCGCGGTGCTGAAACGCTTGGCGAATACCGTGTGATATGCAGTGAGCCGCTTGTTACGCAAGGACGCTTTCAAATCATGGTCTGAAACAATATGGCACAGTCAACGAAGTTTCACGGCAAATACAAAGGTGTAATCGTATCACGCACCGATGTGAAGAAGTTGCGCGACAAGTTAGAACTTGGACGCGGCAAACTCATAGACTTGCTTGTCAAGAATATGTGCTACATCGGCGAACAGAGCATCAAGATTGCGCGTGAAATGGGTGACTACAATGACATCACAGGCAATCTTCGCAGTTCTATCGGTTACATCGTGCTGTCAAACGGTACAGTGAAGCAGTACGGCGCACCTGTGCAGAAAAGCGGAAAAGTCGGTGACGGCAGTGCCGGAGTTGCAGCAGGCAATGAACTTCTTGAAAAGTTGAAGACTGAATATCCCTACGGCGTGGTACTGATACTTTGCGCCGGAATGGAATACGCGGCTTTCGTTGAAAACGTGCGTGGCAAACACGTTCTGATTGACGCAGAACTTGAAGCACAAAGATTGATTGACAAACTTCTTGGCAAAATGCTTAAAAGCGTATGAAGAAAACAGAAATACAGATTGAGCGCGACTTCTATCAGCTCATCAAGAACAGTCGGCTTGGCGCGGAAATTCGCGGCACCGTCTATCGCAGTGAAATGCGCCCGGCTGATGCTACTGGCGAAGACTTGATTGTCAAGTTCCTCGCAGGTACTGATGAACAGATACAGCGCGGCACGGTCATTCTCAATCTGTACGTTCCTGACATCAACTTCGCAGACGGGCGCAAAGTGGCTGACAAGAACCGTATCGGAGTGCTTCAAGAACTAATACGTGACTTCATAGATACGTGTGACAATACAGACTATTGGATAACGTCTGACGGCACACCGTATTCTACGATGAACCCTGACATCGAACAGCATCTGATTGTTGCGAGAATTAAATTTCAAAGAATTTCTTAATACACTAAAATTATGGCAAAACGATTGAAGATTATCATGTCGTGGTCTGAATGTCGTGTCGAAGTTGGCAAGACTGGCGAGGGCGATGCTATGGCAACCGACCTGTACAGTGTTGGAACTATCAACGACAAATCGACATCGCTTGCAACCGCTGACGGCGAAAGCCTTGAAGCGAAAGCATCAGGTGGCAAGACTGTCGCAATGGAAGAAGGTGAGCCTGTCGCAACTATCACGACACGTGTCAAAGAAATGGACTTTGACACAGAAGGCTTCTTCACCGGTGCTGAAAAGTCATCAGACGGCAACGAACTTGACGTGAAGACGAACATCGTGCAGGGTGAGTTTTCTGTAAAGGTCACCCCGAAGAACATCGGTGCAACCGGTATCAAGGCAGCACGTTGTCACGTGAAATTCAGACCAGGTTCTTCTGAAGATGAAGGTCAGTATGTTGACTTGACTTTCACCATTCTTGAAACTGAAAGTGGAACATTCTACAAGAAGTTCAAGGTGAAGAAAGAAGACTGGAATGACCCGAAGTTTGTCAAGGACATTCCTGCCGGCACTTAAAGTCGGCTGACGTGTGGTAAGACACCCTTTCGAGTTGGCAGGTGAAACTCGCATTTGCGTCACAGCATAGTTGGTCATGCACGATACGCACGCAAGCGGTGAAGCGTGTTTGTCGGGACTTCAGTTCAATTCTGAATGACGCACCAATTATTAAACATACATCGCAATGGCAGCAGAATATACAACAATAGAAAGTCGCGTTGCAGCCACCATATTGGAACGCACTGTCAGCACGCTTGAAATTGAGGGCGTGACGTACAACATCGCACCGCCTACGATTGGAACGCTCATTCTTGCTTCAGAAATAGTGTCTTTCTTTCCACAGATAGATGATGTTGATGACAAGCAGCGCATCTTCATGGCATTATTCAAAGCGAAAGACTTCAAGATGCTTGCAGACCTTGCAGCCGTCTTGATACTCGGTTCAAAGCGTCTGACTGAAGAACGTGAAGTGACTGTTGAAAAACGTCACCTTTTCGGTCTTATCAAGCGCAAGCATCGCGTGAAGCAGACTGTTGACCTACGTGCGGAACTCGCGAAGAAGATACTTGATAACGTGCGACCGTCCGTGTTGTTTGAAGTTATTGTCAAACGACTTCGCGACAATGAGATAATGACTTTTTTCGCCATTACCACTTCCCTAAACGCCGCAAACATTCTGAAACCGACAAAAGCGGAAGTGGTGAACGATTAAATGACAGCATTTGGGCAACTGTTCTCGGCATTGCTAAGACATTCGGCGTGACACCTGACTACGCACTTCACGAAATCAGCTTCACAAACGCGCTTCTTTATTCACGCGCAGTGCCAATGCCTGGCGATACTGAAGAAAAGTCAGACGCACCACTGTATGATGACAGTCTTGACGCGAACAACCCAGCCAATTTTGAAGATTTTGAAAATGAAATTGATGTAACTGAAATTTAACAATGAGCGAAAACGGCGATTTACAGTATATTGCGGCGATTGACACATCAGCCTATGACGGTGCGCTTGACCACATGGTTTCAAGCGCATCAGATGCGTCTTCACAAATCGAAAGTGAAAGCGCGAAGATAAACGACTTGCTTACGAACATTCCAGAAGTCAACATTGATTTTCTTCAGAGCATCAACAATGTCGAAGAAATGAGAGAGGGCATCGGTCAGGCTTTTGCGCAGATACATGGTGTAATTCGTCAAAACGAAGAAGCACTTGCAGAGTTGGCGCAGATGTATAACGAAACATCATCTGAAGCGAACAAGTTTGCGAACGTGCCGTCTATGCGCGAACATTACAATGAACTGAAGCAGCAGAAGACGGCTATCAGAGAAGTCATCGCAGCACGAAAGCAAGCAATCACATCTGCAAGGGATGCAGAAAAAGCACTTGACAAAGAAACGAAGTCGCTGATTGCTTCTGCAAAAGCGAAGCAGCAGAACGGAAGCTCAGCACAGTCACTGAAACAGCAAATCAGAGAACTTGAAGCAGAAGCGGCTTTATTGGTGAAGACAGCGCAAGACGAAGGTCGCACGCTCGACCAAACGAAAGGTCGCTATCGCGAAATCATTGAAGAACTCGGTCGCTTGCGTGACATTCGAGGTGATATATCACAAGCAGGTAATGTCTTCGCGAACGATGAAAATCAGATTGCCGGTGTCATTCAAGGTCTGTCAGGTCTGTCTGGCGCTTTCAGTGTCGCACAGGGCGCAGTCGGTCTTTTCGGTGCTGAAAACGAAAAACTGAACGAAATCATGCTGAAAGTGCAGTCGCTCATGGCTATCACTATGGGTCTGCAACAGGTTCAGCAAGTATTGAACAAAGACAGTACGTTTTCACTTGTCACGCTTAACGCAGTCAAGAAACTTTTCTGCAAGAATACTGAAGAAGCCGCAGCGGTTATTTCTGATGAAAACGCAGAAATCGCATACAACATTCAGAAAACGAAAGAAGAAATCGTGCAGAAAGAAGCATCAGAAGTAGCAGAAATTGCAGACACTGATGCGACTGTCGCGAATACTTCTGCAACAAAAGGTAATGCAGTAGCTCAGACACAAAGCGCAACAGCAGAAAAAGCGGCAACAGCATCAACAAACGCGCATACAGGTTCAATGGTCGGTGCTACTGTCGCAACAAAGACACTGACAGCAGCAACAAAGTTGCTGAAGATTGCGCTTATATCAACAGGTATAGGCGCACTTGTCGTGCTTGTCGGTGAACTTGTCGCAATGGTTGTCAGTCTGTTTTCAGCAGAAGACGAAGCAACGAAGCACACACAGGACTTGCAGAAAGTCAATGAAGAAGCGGCAGAAACATACATCAAGGAAAAAATAGCTCTTGAAGACAACATCAGAGCGTGCAAGAACTTTCACGGCAGCAAGGAACAGGAACGCAAGAAAGTCGATGAACTGAACGCGAAGTATGGGGAAGCACTCGGTTATTATGACAGTCTTGAACAGTGGGAACGTGTTCTTGAAGAACGTGGTCCGGCATACTGTAAAATGCTACGAATGAAAGCAGTACAGCAAGGTTTGCTGAACAAATATGTTGAAGCGTATGTCGAAGCACTTGAAATCGCTCACAAAGCAGAAAACGGCGAATTTGACCGTGGTTGGTATAACCCTGCACGTTGGTTCGGTGACAGCAATGAAGAACGCCGTGCAAACATGAAAGCCGAAGCACAAAAAGAAGCAGACTATTGGAAAGAAGCAATGGACGCGCAGCGTGCTGACCTCGAAGCATATCAGAAGCAAAATCACTTCGATGTTGTTCACATAGACCCAAAATCAAAGAAAGTTTCAGGCAGCAGCGGCAGTGGTTCATCTTTTGACCCGAAGAAAGCGGCAACAGAACAGAAGAAAGCACTTGACGAATATCAGAAAGCAGTCACGCAATATGTAAGAAGTACCAATGCAGCCATATCGCAAGCAGCGATTGACAGCATGGAAGACGGATATTATAAAGAGCGCAATGCTATGTACAAGCAGATGAATGACAGAAAGACGGCTTGGCAGCAGCAGTTGATGCAACTTGCAGAAACATTGCGCGACACAACAAAAGCATACTACCTGGCACAGAAAGGTGCTACTGAAGAAAGTTGGAACGCTTCTGAACAAGGAAAGCGCAGTCTTACAGATTGGGCGAACGAGTTGCTGAAAGACCCGAAAATTTCAGACAACTATTCGCAGGGTCTGTTGGATATTGACAACGCGCTTCAGAAAGGTTTGGCAGACATTCGCGAAAAATACTTCAAGCAACTTGTCAACGACTTCGGCACATACAATCAGAAGTTTGACCAACTTTCGATTGAATGGCAGAAGAAAATCAGCTTTATCGGTCAGGCGTTTCCTGACTTCTTGCCTGAAGCGTTGAAGAAAATGGAAGAAGATTTTTCAAATCTGAAAACAGAAGACTTTCAGAAGACAATCAACTGGGACGTTGTGTTCGGCAACCTCGGTGAACAGTCGTTGCAGTCGCTTCAGTTTACACTTGACAAGGTCCGCACGTACTTCAATCAAGAGGGCAAGAATATGTCTGTTGAACAAATCAAGATTTTTCAAGAAGCCATTGATAAAATGGAAGATGAAATTGCATCGCGAAACCCATTCACGGCGATGCACAAGTCTTTCACAGACATCAGTGACGCAAAGACAGAACTTGTAAATGCGCTCGGCGAACTTGCAAAAGCGCAACGTGACTTGACTTCAGCGGAAAGAGACTATCGCGATGCAATTGAAGCAAAAAACGCAGTTCTTGAACGCATAGACAATGGTGAACTTGCAGAAGACTGTGTTGAATTAAGCAATGCAAATGAACATCTTGCAAGAACGACAACTACACTTGCGAACGCCCAGGAAAAGAACTCTAAAGCAGAACAGCGCACGTTGACAGCACGAAACAAAGTCACGAAGTCATACAAGACATTCGCGACAAACCTCAATTCTGCCGGAAAAGTCGCTACTGATGTAGGCAAAAAAGCAAGTAACCTCGCGCGTGTCTTCAGCGATGACATCGCAGACGGCATGGATAAAGCACTCGACTGTATTGATGAAGTGCTTGACGCAACGACAGACGTTATTTCTGCAATCGGTGACGTTGGCAAGTCTGTCGCTACCGGCATGACTGAAACAGTTGATGCAATGGGTCAGGCAACAGAGTCAACGGCACAGGCAACAGCGACATCAATCAGCACTGTCGAAAAAGCATCTATCATTCTGACTGTAATCAGCGCAGCGTTACAGATTGCAACCGCTATTGCTAACCTTTTCAACAACGATGAACAAAAACAAAAAGAGATTGAACGTCTTCAGGAACGTATCGACCAACTTCAATGGGAACTTGATAACCAAGACGCGGTGCGTCTTCAGAAGAATGTCGGAAACGCTCTTGAACAAGTTAAAAAACTATATTCAGAAGCACGACAAGAGGTTCTGAAACTTCATGGCGTTATGCAGAACGCAACCGCTTGGCAGAAGTGGATTGCAGGTTGTGTATATCAGTCAGAAATCTATGCAAAGACGGTTGAGAAGATTGCTGATTATTGGGCGAAAGCATCGTACACAGCAGACAAGGCACTTGGTTCAAAGCGTTATGACGAAAGCAGAAAGCAACTTGAAAACCTTGCAGAACAACAGTTGCTTGTGCAGAAGCAGTTGAACGCAGAAGAAAGCAAGAAGAAGACTGACAGCGGCAAAGTTCAAGACTACAAGAACAAACTTGCTGAACTTGCCGAAGAAATGGCAACGCTCATCAACGATATGCTTGAAGACATCATCGGCGCATCTGCCGAAGACATCGCAAAGCAGCTCGGTGACGCTTTCTTTGAAGCAGTGAAGTCAGGTGAAGACGCAATGGAAGCATGGCGCGACAAAGTCAATGAAATTGTGTCTGACATCTTGCGCAGAATGATGATACAGAAATTGCTTGAAGAACCTATCGGTCAAATCTTTGACAAGTACAAGCAGCGTTGGTTCGGAACTGACGGACGCTTCAAAGGTATTGACAGCGTTATAGGTTCAATGAATGAGTTCAGCAACGACTTGAACGCAGTCGGTTCATCGTTCAAAGCAATCATGGACGAACTTCCTGATGAACTTAAAGAATGGTTTCTTGGTGACGAAGAACGACAGGCATCAGAACGAGGCATCGCAACCGCATCGCAAGACAGTGTTGACGAAAACAACGCACGTCTGACAACTATACAGTCGCATACATATACGATTGTGCAGGGTGTTGCAGAACTGAACGCAACCGGCAATCAGATACTTGACAAGTTGGCGAACATAGACAGCAATACGGAGAAGACTGCCGAAACGCTTGACGAAATGAAATATGAAGTCAAACGTGTGAAAGATGCAGTCGAAGACATTACGACAAAGGGCATTAAACTGAAATAATATCACCGCAATATGGAAAATCTTACACCGATACGCACAGAATGGCGAAAAGCAAAGGCACGCGCAGCGCAGTTGTGCATCAGAGCCGGACGTGAAGACGTTGCGCAGAAATTACACGCTTGCACGATGTTTCACGGCGATGAAACGCTTGAAGAACTCATTGCGCTTCTGTTTTCGCCGCGTGGAGTTGAATTTATCACAAGTTTCGACTTCCCTACGCTTTCAATCTTCAGACAGTTCAAGAAGTACGACACGCAGAAATATGGCTTGTATATTGACGCAGGGAACATCACACTTGAAGAAGAACACCGTGTGTTATTGGTCGGCAATACGCACGCGATATTGAAATACAGTCAGACGAAGCGAAATCTTGTCTGTGTGCTTCATGGTGCATCGGCACAGGTTGAAGCATCAGGTTTCAGTGTCGTGCATATAGAGAAAGACAAACATTCAAAGTCGAATGAAACAATCAAAGACCATGCTATTGTGATATGATGAAAAACAAGTTATTCATAGACGGTCATGATGCTTTCATCGAATACGGCGTATTTGTTGAACAGCACGGTTTCAAGCAACTCATTCAGTTGGCCGCTTTCAAAAAAGTCGATACAACTGATTGGCCGGAAGAAGACGGCGTTGAAGTTGACCTGATAGAACCGAAACTTGACACGCGCACGCTTCAGATACAGTTCTGTATCACGAACACGCGATATGCTGAAGACTTGTTTGACGAGCTTTCGATTGGTGCTTACCACACGTTTGAGTTTCGCGAAATCAAGAAGACGTACCGTTTGCGAATGACACAGAACGGCGCATTTTCGTCTTTCATCAAACTCGGTAAGATGACACTTACCTTTTCTGATGACTTCCCTGTAATTCCAAGCGGCACACACAAACCGCTTGACAAGACAGGCATCAGACAAATCGGTTTTGAAGTTGACGGCATCGACATCAGTCAGTTCGGCACATACGTATTGAACGGTTCCGAAGACAGCATACGAAAAGCGGCGAACACGAAAGACAACCTGAAAATATCAACGAAAGATGTTTCAGGTATCTTTTATGACGCATCGGCAGTGAACTTCAAGTCTAAAGACGTGACGCTGAAGTTGCTGATTGATGCTCCTGATATTGATGAATTTTGGGAACGATACAATGGCTTGTTTGCTGTCGTGCTTCAGCCGGAAACGCGAAACTTCTATTATGCGGCACTCGGCAACGAATATGATTGCTTCTACAAGTCAATGAACGTGACGAAATTCGATATTTTGCGAAGCGGCAAAGTATGGTGTGAATTTAGCATCGTCTTGACTTTCGTGAATTATCGTCCTGTCGGTCAGTATATGCTTCTTGCACATGAAGACTTCGCACTTGTCGAAGTGCTTCAGAACGGTGAACCGACATTGTTGCGCATCAGACCCAAACGCGGCATTTCACTTCTCATTCATCAGAGTGGTGAATTTGTCATCGTTGACAGCGGCAATGACCAATCAAAGATATTCATTAACGACTAAATTTTAGCACATGGCAGACCTCAGAAAAAGAATAACGGAATTACCTACCTCGACATCGACCGCCGGACTTTACACGCTCGGTGTCAATGCGCAGAATGAGGGCGTAAAAATTCCAATCGGTGACTTGCTAAACGGTCTTATACAGCCGACACAAGACGCGCTGAAGACCTCGCAAGCAGCCAACAAAACAGCCGGTGAAGCGAAGACACTTGCATCATCGGCGCAGCAAGCGGCTACCGAAGCAACAACGACTGCAAATTCTGCAATCAGTAAAGCAGAAACAGCGAACAGCGTTGCAGAACAGGCAAACAGAAATGCCGATACTGCAAGAGAAACGGCATCAGAAGCAGAAAATACAGCCGGTGAAGCGAAGGCAGCAGTTGAAACAAACAGAACTGAACTTGACAACATCATCGCGCCGCGTCTGTTTATCAACGCGAAAGAAATGCTGTCTTTGACGCAAAGCACAACACTTGCAACAGTCATAGGTGCGCTTTCATCGCACAAAGACAGTGCTTTGTTCAAGAAAGCAGGACTTGTCGTGACATTCCCAGGCGAACAAGGTTGGGAGTCGTGGCAATACACGTTCTATATGAGTAACGGAATGGTGCCACCGCAGTATGACCCATTCATCAAAACATCGTATTGGCGCAAGTTCGGAGGTTCAGCAGCAGTCGGAAACTGTTTCAACGTGACGAACGATGTGCCGCTGTCAATGGGTTACTACGACCTTGAAGCAGCGATTGCGGTTGCTTATGACAAAGGCTTCCGCAATGTCGGTATGCAGATAACATTCGCTATCGCAGACAAGTCTTGGAAGACGTATCAATACATTGGCGCAGATAGCAGTGAAGCTAACTTCAAGAACCCAGGCAACTGGCTCGACAATGCAGGAATGTCAGCAGGTGACGAAACATTCATCATCATAGATGCGCTTTGTGGTCCGTGTACGGCAGCAGCATACTACACGCTCGAATATGCAATCAACGCACTTGTCGCAAAGTCAAATGCAACAGGCATAGACTATCGCAAGAGCGGTCTTGTCATCAGTTATCAGACAGGCGAAAACACTTGGGAAGCCAAGCAGTTCACGTCTTCTGTCGGCAATTTCGGTGAAGCCGGTCTGTGGAAAGACTTCGGCAACGGTGGCGGCGGTTCTACTGTTGAAACAAAAGATGACCCCGAAGAAGACGGCAAAGACGCTTTCAGCACAGGCGGTGCTTTCACGCACATTCCTGCAAACATCAATATCGACACTGAAACAGAAGGTGTCGTGAAGATGCAACTTGTAAACGCAGCCGGTGCAGCAGTAGGTGACGAAAAGCAGTTTGCAGTCGGCACAGGCGGTGGCGGCCAGACAGGAATGATACTTGAATTTACGCCCGAAACATCACCGCTTTACGGTCAGTCAGGCGGTACGCTAATCGTGAACGCTGCAATCACGCTGAAGAACGGTGCAGACTATGAAAGCGGCATTATCGAAAAAGTAGAACTGTATGACCGCGACACGGAACAGTTGCTCGAAACATTCAGACTGAACAAAGCGACATCGGCAGACAAGGAAACATTCGACTTTGAATTTGACCTGTCGCGATACTTCAGCATAGCCGGTCAGCGCAAGTTCCGTTTCGTTGCGTATGATGACAGCGACCGCACAGCGAAGCGTAACATCAACGTGACAGCAGTAGATGTGACTATCACATCAGAACAGACGCTGAATTACACGGCATCAACTGTCATCAATGTCGGCGGTGCAGTGAAGCAGCTTCCGATGTATCGTTTCGCGAACAACGCATCTGACAAAGGCATCACTTGCATCACTGAAATCTTAATCAACGGTCAGTGGAAAACGCTCGGCACAGCAACCGTGAGCGACACCTACGCGCACAGTATCACAATAGACCCGAAGAACTGTTGCGGTGTTGCGCTTCAGCATGGCGCATATCCGCTTCGCATACATGGCGAAGACGTGTCTTCAGGCGTTGTCGGAAACTATCTTCATACGGCAGTCATGGTCGTTGACCCGGCGAACACAACACCTATTGTCGTGACACGTTGGTACAGCGAAAAGCAAGACGGTGAAGTCAAGCAGTACGAAACAATCAGCATCGACTTCGCAGCGTATTCTTCGCAGTCTTCTGAAGTGTCTGTCGAAATCTTTGAAAAGGTAGGCACACAGACAACTATCAAGCGTACATCGCTTGTCAGACGTGGTGTGACTTCAGCGTACATTCAGCGCGTGCAAGGTCACGCGATTGACGGCAGTGTGACAATAGGCTTGTTCGCGCGTGTCGGCACATCTGTATCTGAAACAGCGAACTTCAAGATTGTCGGCACACTTCTGAACATCGAAAGCGTGACAGCGCAGCAGATGATTGATATTGACTTCAGCAGCCGAAGCAACAAGGACACAGACAAGTCTATCACAAGCAACGGCTATACGATGACCGTCATCGGCTCGAACTACACGACCAACGGCTTTGTCAAAGACAGTTACGGCAGTGACGTGTACGAACAGCCTAACGATACAGGCATCATGGCTTTGCGTATCGCAGAGAACGTGAAAGCAACGCTTGATTATGCTCCTTTCAACGTGTCTTCAATCGAAACGAACGGTCTTGCTATTCAGTTCCGCGTGCGCACGCGCCACATCGCGGACGAAAACGCACGTCTTATCAGTTGCATCAGCAATGGTTTCGGCTTCTTTGTTACCGGCAAACGTGTTGTCTTCACGACTGACAATGAAGAAACAGTCGCACACACGATTGACGCGGCACTTGAAGAAGACGCAATCACAGACGTTGCAATCGTCATCATGCCTACAAGCCAGGCACCGTATGCCGGCATCGGAACTGTCGCATTGTATCTTGACGGCGAATTTTCAGGTGCTTGTTTCTATGACGCAGGTTCACTGTCACGTCACGCAACGCCTATCACGTTTGACGGTTCTGAAGCAGACCTGTATCTGTACAATATGCGTGCATGGGAAACGTACTACAACTTTGAACAATCGTTCAACAACTACTTGCTGAAACTCGCTGACACCGATGCGATGATTGTTGAATACAACTTCAATCAGGTAATGGCATCACAGACGGCAGAGGGCAGACCGGCACGAAACATTCCGCAAATGGCATCACTCGGTGAAAGAAACATCGCGTATGCCGTTATGTGCAAGTCACCGAACACTGAAGACACGCCTGAAAATTATCCTGAATACATTGAAGGTCTTGACGGTGACAAGAAGACACCTGTTGTTCTGTGTTGGTACTTCTACTTCCCTGATAGTCCTTGGAGAAACTTTGTCATCGAAGACATTCCGACTACAAATCAGGGTACGACATCTTCGCGCAGACCTATCAAGAACAAGAAAGGCAAGTCGAAGAAAGCAAAGCTCATTCGTATGATGTACGACCGCAGTCAGTTCACTGACGCGCAGCAACTCGCAGAATACGACTTCATCGCATCACTCGCGGCAAATAACAAGTTCCAAATCGTGCGCGGCACTATGCCGACAAACATCTTCTGTATCAAAGTTGACTATTCAGAAAGTGGCGGCGCGAATAACGGTGCATCTACGCAGTTGTACAACGAACTGTCACGCGCACTTGGTTCGGCATACATGACACCGGCGCAGAACTTCTACACCGGCGAATATGAACTGAACCCTTGCATCAGTTCCATTCCTATGGCACTATATCGCACTGACGCAAATTCGCCAGACCCGACTTCACCTTCTTACGGATATTTCCATGCAAAGGGAAACTTCAATCACGACAAAGGCGATGCAGCAGTATTTGGCTTTGAAGCCGTTGACGGTTACAACAAAGACTGTCTGAACTACGGTGATTTTACAGAATACATCGCAGCAAGAAATCAGACGCTCGATGATTTTGCGGCATCTGTTGACAAGTCAGAATGGAACACTGAAGACATCGTTGTTCTGTCTGAATTTTGCGGCCCAAATCACAAAGTGTACCGCTATCAAAGTGGCGCATGGACAGAAACAACAGGCACGATGACATACACAGGCGGTCGCTGGCGCATCACCGGCGATGTTGTGAACCCTGTCGAGTGCTACGAACTGAAAGCATACAATGACATGGATTGGTTTCAGAACGTGTCAAGCATTGATGATATGTTGCGCCGTTCTGAAGACGGTGAACTTGTATGGCTTCAGCAGTTTGAAAGTCGCTATCCCGACAACGATGACTTGAACACCGCCTATGAAGACGGTCGAAAGTTGCCGTATCGTCTATATAAGTGGCTGTGTTGGTGCAACGAGTGTAATCAGCACAAGACAGCAGCGGACGGAAACATTACGATTGACGGCAAGAGTGTACCAGGAACACCCGAAAATCGTCTGAAGAAGTTTGCGCACGAACTTCACAAGGAAGCGAACCCATACAGCGCAATCATGTATCATGTCTTCACTGACTACATCGCAGCAGTTGACCAACGAAGCAAGAACATGATGGTCGGTTTCTATATCGAAACTGACGGCAATGTCAGAATGTATCTTAATCATCTGTATGACGGCGATACCATTCTCGGCAGTGACAATGACTGTGGTCTTACTATCCCGGCAGAACTTGACCCGAACAATGACCCTAACGGTTACTATCAGGGGCATGACAGCGTGCTTTTCGTGCAGCTCGCAAAGGCAGAACACATCTGGCTTCAGCCTTATCGCGCAGAAATCGACACAGAAGACGCGACACGCACAACTACTGTCGCACGTATCGCAGCATTGATGCGCTCACAGCAGCTTGCATCAGGTTTGCGCCCATTCTCGCCGCAGGGCATTGAAAAGTATTGGGTAACAGACCGCTTGCAGAAGTGGCCGAAACTTGTGTCATCGTATGACGGCAATCGCAAGTATATCGAAAACAGCAAGGCATCGGCAAACTACTTCTTCGCGCTTCACGGTCTGTCAATTCAGCGACTTCGCGAATATGTCAAGAAACGCTTCTTGTTCCGTGACGGCTTCTATAAGTGCGGTGACACATATTCGAGCGCAATCTCGATGCGATGCACCGGCACGAACATGAGCATCACAATCAAAGCAGCAAAAGCAGGTTACTTCGGTGTCGGCGTTGACCGTGCCAACGAAGCAAACGGCGGTTCTTGCTTCCTGAATGCCGGAGAAAGTCATACGTTCTACACGAACAACACGAACCTCGGCGGTGGTGTTATGATTTACATCTTCGGCGCAGACCGCATCGAAGAACTTGACATCAGAAACGCAACGCCAAAACAGCAAGGTTGGGACATCAGCAATCTGACACTTCTGAAGAAACTTATCATCGGCGGCGAAGCATACACCCCTGCAACGTCTTCGGGCGATGAACTTGCTACGCTTGCACTCGGTCAGTTGCCGTTCCTTGAAGAAGTTGACATCAGGAACTTCCCGTTGAAGACTTTGGACGCGACTTATTGCCCGCGTCTGAAGACGGTGCGTGCGCTCGGCAGTCAGTTACAGTCATTCACACCGGCACAGACATCACCGATTGAAACACTACAACTGCCTAACACGATGACTTCTCTGACATTTCAAAATCTGCCTAAACTGACATATCCAAACGGCGGTCTTACAATAGCCGGTTTCAGCAATGTGAAGCGTCTCCAGATTGAAGCGTGCGCCGGCATTGATGCTTTCGCAATGCTTCAGGCTGTCATAAACGGCAATGCGCATCTGACAGACATCGGCATTTCAGGTCTTGAAGTCAATGCAGACGCGACAATTCTGAAGCGTCTTATGGCTGACGGCACAAAGGGTATCGGCAGTGACGCAGACCACGGTTGTGACGGTATCACAGGCTCATGGATATTGACGAAGCTGATTGATGACAGCGAACTTGCACAACTGCAAGCGTACTTCAAGCCGTCTGACATCGGTCTGACAGTTCACAATGCGCAGTTTACAGGCGTTGTCTTCGATGATACGGTGAATGACCCGAAGAACATCACCAATCTTGACAACAATACGAACGGTGACGCATACGAAGCAAGCGGTCACATTCTACGCATACGCAAAGGTCTGATACCTGTCAAGGGTAGAACGAACAGCAACGGCAAATGGGTAGGTGAACGCATCAGCGATGCGAATTATCAACAGATGCCTGACGGAACTGTCTTTGACTACAAGGACGAACTTGGTACAGGCTTCGATGTAATGATGCGCTGTCCGCATCTTTGGTATAAGGGCGTGAATGACTTCAAGGCGCAGAAGAAATACATTTTTTGGTCTTCGCTCACTACTGAACCTATCAGCACGGCACGCAATATCACACGCAAGAAACTGTCTGAAGTGCTGTACGAAGCCAACAAAACCGTGCAGACTACTGATGTTGTCATCGGCACATCTACGCTTGAAACTGACGGCATAATCGCAGACACACCGAACTACAACATCTATCATCTGAACGTGTCAGGCATGAAGCAAGTGCGCTGGCCGGGGCTTAATCACAGTGTCATCGGCGCAGTCTTCACTGATGCTTCCGGCAAAATTGTAGGTACATTCAATCTTGCAGTGTCGAATACGATGTTTGACTTCCTTGAAGGTGAAGATTATGTATTCTGCAATGTGCCTGACGGTGCTGTATCGTTCTTCTTTTCGTCAAAGGGAACGAACAACTCACAGGAAGTCATCGCAGTTGATAGTGCAGAAATCGAAGCGATTGAGCCTGATTGGGTAGAAAACAAACCGTGGCTTGTCGGTGTATATCACGCATCTGTTGACACACTGATGCAATTACGAAGTATAAGTGCTGCAACTGTCCGTGTTGGTACAGGAACATCAAAGACTTCTACTGAATGGCAGTATGATGAAAACGGACGTGTGAAGAACACGCCTGTTGGTGCGCTGAACTACACATACAAGGACTTGCAGAACCTCGCAATGCGCCGTGGTGACGGTTATCAACTTATCGACTACGAAATGAGCAAACTCATGGCAATTCTGTGGATGAGTTTGAACGGCAATCGTGATGTTCAGTTGATATGCGGTTACGGACGTAGTTCAGGCGGCACAACAGGCAGTCAAGATGCAGTCGGCAATGCAGACACGAAGCGCACAACAGCATCGAACGGAAACAAGATACTCGGCATTGAAAACTTTGTCGGCTGTACTTGGGAAGTCATGGATAATGTCGCAGTGAATGTATTGTCGTTCAAGTCGTATCTCGAAAATCACGGTGTAGAAATCAATACTGACCCGATTGATGCGAAGTGGCACATCTATGACCCTATCAGCAAGACAGAACGTGTCGTGCAGGGCGTAACAAACAGTGGTGTGTGCATCGGTCGTGTGCGTCACGGTCGCTTCTGTGACGTAATCGCATCGAAGTGTACATCAGACAGCAGCGTATTTGCATCAAATTACTGTGACGGTCAGTGGTACAGTGGCAGCAGGTGCCGTGTCGTTGGTCGCTCGGTTAGCAACGCCTACGCGGGTGGCGGTCTCGTCGATGCGAGCGCGGGCGACGCATCCTCGAGCTCGGGTACGAATGACGGCTCTCGGCTCGCCTTCAGAGGTGAAATCGAAGTCAGCGAATAACACGGAAAGCGTGCGCGGCGCAAGACGCGCCCCCGTTGCGGTCAGCGACCGCGCACGTTTTTCAAATCAATCAAAATGAAGACAGAAATGAAAACTTGAAATTGAATGAACGAAATAAAAAGGTAGAGGTTTCCAACGTGCCGTGTCGTTGGTCGCTCGAATAACAACGCCAACGCGAATGGCGGTCTCGTCTATGCGAACGCGAACAACGCATCCTCGAACTCGAATACGAATAACGGCTCTCGGCTCGCAAACAGAACAGAATACAACAACAATTATCAATCGTTCCTCCGGCATAGCGTCACGCGCTGGCGCATAGCCGTGAACGAGGAAACCGAGCCTCAGTAACAGCATGACACATCAGTCGTGGAAAACTGAAAAATTACGTTGTTGGTTGGGTAGTGATTGGTAGGTTAATTCTCGAACATCATAGACCCGGAGAACTGAAGGCATATATAACAACAGCACATGAAACGTGACGGTTACATAATAGAAGAAATCATTGAACAGACAAATCTTGAAGAGTCGTTTGACGATGTAGTCAGAGGAACGCTCCGAAAAAGTTTGCCTGAAGGTAAATGGCTTCTTGAACATCGCGAAGAATTTCTGAAGTCAGTGCGCGAAGAAATCGTGTCAGGGAAAATTTCACTGATGCCTGTACATCGCGCACCGACCGAAGAAGAATTGCGCACCGGTGGCTATCACGAAAAAGAAATCTGTGAAGCAGGGAAGAAACGTCTTCTTCAGGTGTATTGCATGGCAGCACGCATCAAAATCAATGCTGTAATGCGACCTGTTGACAAGCATCTTCGCCCTCGTTATATACGCACTACTTCAGCATCAATCAAAAAGCGCGGAATGCACGACCTGATGCAGTACATCAGACGTGACATGATGCAAGACACATCAATACTGTATTGGTATAAATGTGACATAAAGAAGTGCTACGACACAGTGAAGCATGAATTTGTGTTGTACGCGCTCAACCGTGTATTCAAAGACAAGCGACTTATCGCGATACTTGCCGACTTTCTTGCAACGATGCCGGACGGCGAGCGCATGAGTATGGGTATGCGGTCTTCACAAGGTCTTGTCAATCTTCTTCTGTCGGTTCATCTTGACCACTTTATGAAAGACAGATACGGTGTGCGGCACTTCTATCGCTACATGGACGATATTGTCGTGGGCGCATCAGACAAACGCTTTCTGTGGCTTGTGCGTGACGAAGTGCATGAACATATCGAAAGCATCGGTCAGACAATCAAGAAGAATGAGCGTGTTTTCCCTATCGAAACAGGTCTTGACTTTCTCGGTTATCAGATATTCACGACACATACGCTTTTGCGCAAGCGTGTCAAGAAGAACTTCTGTCGTAAACTCGCGAAAGTGAAAAGCAGAAAGCGCAGGGTTGAAATTGTCGGCTCACTGTACGGCATGGCGAAACACGCAGACTGCAAACATCTATTAAAGAAAATTTTAACAAAACAAGAAATGATTAAATTCAGTGATTTAAATCTGACATATACGCCTAAAGACGGAAAGAAACGCTTCAACGGCGAGTGTGTGCGCATCAGTTCAATCGTAAACGTACCGATTGAACTGATAGACTTTGAACGTGATGTGAAGACAAAGCAAGGTGACGGTCGTTATCTTGTTTCGTTCAGAAAGTTGAATACAGGTCAAATGTCGAAGTTCTTCACAAACAGCGATGAAATGAAGACGATGCTTGATGCTATGCGCGGAACACTCGACACGACTTCAATCGCTGTAACAATACGAAGTGAACCGTTTCAAGGCGGTGGTGGCACACGCTACTACTTCGATGATTAAGAAATTCATTCACTCTCAAATATCAACATCATGGCAAAAACAGAATTTTTCCGATGCAATGGCGCAACAGAACGCGCAGACAAACTTGTGTGTCTGTCATCATCGAACTACTTGCTTATCTTCGGTCTTGAAACCGATGCAGACGGCAACAAATACACATGGCGCAAATACTACGACCACAAGCCTACGGTGCGCGAAATCAAGCAAGACATCAGCGACCTGATTAACGCTGAAACAGACGCGAAGATACTGACAGGCTTCACTTGGAACGGCAAGCCGGTCTATCTGTCAACCGAAAATCAGCAGAACTTCAAAGCAGCATACGACTTCGCACGAGATACGAACGGAGCGACACTGCCTGTCAAGTTCAAACTCGGTGAAGATGCTGATGCGAACCCGATATATCACACGTTCACGAAGTTTGAACCGCTTGCAGACTTTGTAACGAAAGCCACGGCATTTGTCATCGAAACACTCAACGATGGGTGGAAGAAGAAAGACCTTGATTATTCAATCTTTGAAACTGAAGACTGATGATAACACTGACGTACTATTCCAAAACGAAACTCGACATCAGTACCGCGATTGCTGAACAGTGGCGTGAAAACGTCACGCAGCAAAGCGTGTATCAGCCTGGTGTCGGCACTGTGTGGCGTGTCGATATTCAAGTTCAGCCGGAAGATAGCAGTTACAGATACCGCGCACTGATGCAGAAGCCGCAACTTGTGCTGAAGTTCAATCTGCCGTTTTACTTTGAATTTCCTGTCGGCACATCGTGCATCTTCCAAAATCAGCGTTTCATCTTGACACGTGCGCAGGACTTGAAGAAGCAAGGCACACGCAAGATTGAATACACAATGACGCTCGGCACAAATGAAGACTTTTTCGGTGTGTGGAAAATCAGAAACGTGGTTGACCCACTGAAAGAGGGCGCACCGAAAGACAACCGTCTGAAGTTCTCGCTGTGTGCGAAGCCACACGAATTTATAGACCTGATTGTTCGCAACTTGAACAAAAAGGACACTTCTGTCACTTGGGAACGTGGCGAATGTATCGAAGCATCAGAAAAGACAGTCGAATTTAATCACACATTCATAGATGCCGGTCTTACTGACATCTGCAATGTGTTTCAGACTGAATACGAAGTCGAATACATCGGCACGACACGCGCAAAGATACATCTTCGCCGCGTGGAATACTTCAAGACAGAACCTGTCGCACTGTCTTACGGTGTCGGCAACGGTTTCATTCCCGGTGTCGGGCGCACGTCTGAAGCAGACGGCGTGCCTGTGAAACGTATGCTTGTGCAGGGAAGTGACCGAAACATCGACCGTGAAAAGTACGGTTCGCCTGAACTTCTATTGCCGAAGTCGCAGACGATACGCTATGACGGCACCCATTTTGAAGACGAAGACGGCTTTAACAGCGCGATTGCACGCACATACAAGAGCAACGCAGACGGTGACGGTGTAGAACGCATCGACAAGGTTTCTGATGCAGTCAAAGAAGACAGCATTGATTGCAGTGAAATCTATCCGTCACATGTCGGCGAAGTGACGGCTGTCGAAGTTGAAAACGAAGCAAAGAACTTCTACAACATCATTGACAGCACTATTCCCGACAATCTGAACTACAATAACTATCTGATTGCAGGGGAAACGATGACAATCATCTTCCAAGACGGTATGCTTGCCGGGAAGGAATTTGATGTGCATTATAAGCACGAACAGCGAAAGTTTGAAATCGTGCCGCAAGAAATTGACGGCGTGATAATGCCTGATAAAACGTGGTGTCCTGTCAAAGAACAGACGTATGCAATCTTCGGCATACAGTTACCTGATGAATACATCTGCAACAACACGAACAAGTCGGGCGGCTCATGGGACATGATGCGTGCAGCAGTCAAGGCACTTTATGAGTGTGAAGACCAACGCTTCACGTTCACCGGCAGTCTGCAATCACTGTGGGCAAAACGGCATTGGCTTGAAGTCGGCGGCAAACTCGTTGTCGGCGGTCACGTTCTGTTTCAAGACGAGCAGTTTGCAAAATACGGTGTTGTCATTCGCATTGTCGGCATCAAAGACTTTCTGACATCGCCGTATTCACCGACAATCGAACTGTCAAACAGCGTGTCTGGCGGTTCTTCTGTGTCTTCGCAGATACGGCAAATCACGAACACTGAAGTTGTGATTGATGACACGAAGCGCGACATCTTGCAGTTCACGAAACGCCGCTTTCGCGATGCAAAGGAAACTATCGAAATGCTTGAAGATGCGCAACTCGATATGTTTACCAATGCAATATCACCTATCGCAGTGCAAGCAATGTCTTTGCTGATTGGTGACGAAAGTCTTCAGTTCCAATTTGTCAGCAAGTCAGGCGATAATTGGTTGCGCCGTGCAACGCCTGTCAGTTGGGATAACGAAAAGAAGCAACTTATTAGCACAATGACATCAGGCGGCTTGGCGATATATCTTCAGCACTTGACAATCGGGCATAACGCTATCACAACGAAAGACCGCAACGATGCGCAAGGCTATCTGACATGGAGCATGGAAAGTTACACTTCACCAGTGTTGACTGATACTTCTGCAAAATACTATCTGTATGCAAAGTGTCCGAAAGACACCAATTCAAAGGGTGTATTTGTACTGTCGCAGACATCAATTAAACTCGATGAAGTGGCAAATCATTATCACTTCCTTGTCGGCTTGCTGAACGCTGAAATTGACGGAGAACGCAGTTTTGTCGCGATGCACGGCTTCACTGAAATCTTGCCTGGACGCATCACAACTGAAAGAATTGTTTCGTCTGACGGCAACAGTTTTCTTGACTTGATTGAAAATTCTTTCAAGTTAGGCAGTTCGCTTGACTTTAACAATGAAGAAAAAGAAACTCTCATTCTGAACAATGCAAAAATCAAAGAAGCACTGAAAGTTCTTGGTGAAGCATTGATTGCTGGCTTCTACTTCTCTGATGAACGTATTCGCTCAACGATGATGAGCGGTAATCAATATGCGCTTTTGCTTGACGGCAAGACAGGACACATAAAGTTGGTGTCAACAAACACAGGTGGTGACTATTCACTTGACATCAGCAAGTCGTCGGTCATTGATATTGATGCACAAAGAGGTGTCGTTGAAACGCGCAATGACAATGGCGTTGCATATCTGTCTGCAAGCGGCATCTTTTGCAATAATCCAAAGACAAATGCAATGCCGTCTTCAAGTGGTTACACACATTATGGCTCAATAGTTGGTCTTGGCTTCGGCGATAATGTCAGCTACGAATGGGAGTTTGAAAAAGAAACGACACTTGTCGCAGGAGTGTATGGTCGTGCTGACAATTCAGGAAACGCTCCTGCATACGGTGGTTATTTCATGGACTTGTGCGCAGCCGGTCTTATCTTGAAGCAGAAATACATAACAGACAGTGCCGCGACAACTGCCGTCAATTTAGGAACAACAGACACACAGGCTGTCGGCCTGACGAACAAAGACAAAACAGGCACGGTGTATCTGCCAACAGACGGCTATGAGGGTAAAGTGATTTTTGCGAAACAGATAGGACAAGGCGCGATGCGTTTTTATCCGAAGTCAGGTCAGAAAATTTTTGATGATATTACAGAAAATAATTATTATGACGTATATGAAGGTCAAGAAGCAAAATTCACATTCACAGTCTTCAATCTTAATGGCAAAAGAGTTGAAGCGTGGAGTGTCAGCCGTTGGAAATTCTAAACAGAAGCAGCATGAAAGAATACGGATATATAAATGAAGGTGGCTATCTTCATAGCCGCATCATAGAAAAACATCAAGAACAGTATCTTGACGGCAAAGTTGTCAAGACGCGAATTGTGACAGAAGAAGAACAAATCAGTGCGTTGACAAAAGCCGGGTGGAAACCTGTTGAACCGATTGACAACAGTAAACTAAAAACTGATAACGGCTACATAATTAGACTTGTGCCGTATGATGACGGTGAATGTATCAAATACAGATATGAACGTGTCTATGATGTGCAAAAGAAGCGCAACGAAATTCAGCGATTGAAAGACAGCCTGACTTCATCAGACTACAAGGTTATAAAATGTTATGAAGCATCGCTTGTCGGTCAAGAACTGCCATACGACATAACGGCACTTCACACTGAACGTCAAGCCTTACGACAACAAATAAATCAGCTTGAAGTTCAAATTTTGACCCTTGAATAGTGTTTAATAAACACTATTTTAGTAACTTTGCAACAGACAAAAATAACAACGTATGAAAAATATTATTTCTTGGCTAAAAGAAAGTCACAGACTTACACATATCGGTGGCGGTGTAGTCATCGGTTTGCTGTCTGATGACAACTACTGTGCCGCACTTGCCGGCATCGGTGTCGCTTCATCACTTGAACTGAAAGACAAACTGTGGGGCGGCAAGTTTGATTGGGTAGATTGGTCGCTGACACTCGGCGGCGTTATTGTCGGACGCTTAATTCGTGCAGGTCTATGAATGACGTTTCGCAAGTGACAGAAGTAGCGAAAGGCATCAGCGATTATGGTGCGCTTGCTATTATGGCAGCAATTTATTTGTTGCTGTCGGCTTCTATGATGATAGCCATTTTCAAGTGGTTCAAATCAATCATCACACAGATAATCGTTGACAACAAAGAAAATCTTCAAGGTGTCCTTGCTGAAACAAGAAAGCAAAATGAACTGTTAAATGACCTCGCGGAAGGACTTCGACCTGAAACTCAGTTGCGCATCAGAAATCTGACAGGTTTCGCTTTTGACCTGTCTGTTGAGCAAGTGTGCCGACTTATCAAAAAGGTACGAAAAGAAAATCACATCGCAGACAAGACAGCAACAGCAGAGAAAATTCGCAAGTCCTTAAAAGTATTGCATGAAGACAGAAACAGCCGTTTCGATACATTCACGTATCGCGGCGAGCGTCTGTCCGCATACTGCAATAAAGAATGGGTTGAACAGGTTGCAGCCGTTGTTGAAAACGAAATTTATCACGAAGACGGAGAAAACAATGGTCGAGCATTTACCAACGTAAAGTTGGCATACGACAACATCAAGACAGATTTTTATCATCGACTTAACAAATAATTTATGAAAATTTTAATTGACAACGGTCATGGTTACGACACGAACGGCAAGAAAAGTCCTGACAAGTCGCTTATTGAATATAAGTGGAACCGTGAAGTCGCTCGGCTCATCCTGGCATCGCTGAAATCAAAAGGCTACGATGCAGAACTTGTCGTGCCGGAAGAAAACGACATCAGTCTGCAAGAAAGATGCAGACGAACAAACGAATGGTGCAAGAAACTTGGCACACGCAATGTCATCTTTGTGTCAATTCACAGTAATGCCGCCGGTAGTGACGGCAAGTGGAAGTCAGCCGGTGGTTGGTGTGTATATACATCACCGGGACAAACGAAAGCAGATGCACTTGCAACATCGCTGTGGAAATCGGCAAATTCAGTGCTTGAGCCATACAAAGAACGCTTCGCAGTTCTGAAAGGACAGGGCGCGTATGACAGTCGGCAGAAGCCGATGCGTGCAGATTGGTCTGACGGTGACCCTGATTATGAAGCGCGTTTTTATGTTCTCGTTCACACATCCTGTCCGGCAGTTCTTACAGAGTCGCTTTTCTACGACAACAAAGCAGACATGGAATTTCTTCTATCAGAAGAGGGCAAGCAGCTCATTACGCAACTTCACGTTGACGGCATCATCAACTACATCAAAAATCAGTCATAATGAAAACAACAATCAAAATCTTGTTTGCAGTTCTGTTTGCATTTCTGTTTGCAGCGTGCAGCACTACGCGCAAAATCGCAAACGAAACGTCACAGCAGCAAATCACATCTTCTGTGAATACTGACACGCAGAAGCAGTCAAGCACGTCTGACGTTGCGAATGTCACGACATCAGAAACAGACTACTCAAAAGCGGTCATTGAGTTTCAGAAGATAGAATACAGTGACGGCACTGAATACATCAGAACCGGCGCAGACGTGCAGAGCGACACAGTGAAGCAGCGCGACCGTGAACTGACAGAACCTCCCAACGTGCCGGCAGGTCGAAATATCAAGTCTGTCACAACAGGTAGTGTCACGATTGATAATGACAAGACGAAGCAGACAACCGTGAACGAAGAAAAGACAGAAGACACACAGACACAGACCAACATATCAGAACAGACTTCTGAAGATACGCAAACGAAGTCGAAGACAGAGGACAAGCCACAGCACGGTTTCTTCTATTTGTTCGGTGTCGTTTGTTGCACAATCATCGCAGTAATCATTATTTTTTTCATTTTTCGTGCGATTGAAAAGCGAAGACGTTGGCAGTCTGACTAAAAATGACTACCTTTGCACAGATGATGATTATTTCAGTCATCATTGCGTTGAAGCCGTCCGGGGTGGCCTTTACGGCACTTCGGACGGTATTTTTGCATAAAATGGTGCGTTTTTGTTGCGCAAGCAACTTGAACAGCGGCACAAATTGCAGAATATCAACAAAATAAATGAAGAATATAGCATTTTACCAGTGAATTTTAAGGCGAAAGACGAAGTTTTCAGGTAACGCACTCACACGACATACGACCGCAACATAAATGCACAGTATCACAGACTGAAACATTTATGTTGCGGTTTCTTTATTTTCCAAAAGTGTGCGCAAATGTGCTAAATATATGCTATCTTTGCGGTGCGTTTTTGTTGCGCGGTCAAAATCGCGCATCATGCGCAACAAAATTCACCGCAATATGACACAGAAAAAAAAAGAAATCGTCTATCTACGCAAGCGACCGCGCAGAAACGGTACGATTGCGCTGTATCTTGATATTTGTCGTGACGGCAAGCGCACGAATGAATATCTGAAAATGTATCTTGTGCCGGAAAAGACACGCGAAGACAAGCAGAAGAACAAAGAAACGCTGAAACTTGCTGAAGCGATGCGTGCAAAGCGCGTGGTCGAAATTCAGTCAAAAGACTTTGGCATTGACGTACAGACGCACGAAGACGCGATGTTTATTGAGGTCATGCGCAAGATTATAGACCGCAAGGACGGCACGACAAAGACAAGTTGGCAGAACTGCCTTGCACACATTCTGAAGTATGAACCGAACGAACGCATCACGTTCGGTGAAATCACGCCGCAGTGGGTGCGTGGCTTCCGTGACTATCTTGACACAGAAGCGATGCAGTGGGCGATTGACACACGAAAGCGCGATGTTGAGCCAAAGCCAATATCGCAGGGAACAAAGGCACTTATGTTTCAGAAGTTTTGCAGCGTCTTCAATATCGCGATGCGCGAGGGTATCATACGTTTCAACCCGACCGCCGGTGTTGAACGCTTCAAAGAACCTGAGTCTGACCGCGAATTTCTGACGATTGAAGAAATCAAGAAACTACGCAAGACACCGCCACCGAATGAAGACCTTGCACAAGCGTTTTTCTTTTCTTGCCTGACCGGGTTGCGCTGGAGCGACATTGTGAAACTGAAGTGGAGTGAAGTGCAAGAATGGCACACAGGCACGCGCATCGTGTTCACGCAGAAGAAGACCGGCGGACTTGAATATCTTGACCTGAACACGCAAGCAGCTTCGATGCTTGGTGAACGTGGCAACCCTGAAGACCGCGTCTTCCCGAAACTTGGTCCAATACAGGCGGTACGCATCAGCATCGCGGCATGGGTGAAAAGTGCCGGTATCAACAAGCACATCACGTTTCACTGTGCGCGACATACATTCGCAGTTATGATGCTCGACTTGGGCGTTGACCTTTACACAGTATCGAAGTTGTTAGGACACAAGAGCATTGAAACGACACAAGTGTATGCGAAGATATTAGACAAGAACAAGAAAGCAGCGGTTGAACGAATACCGAACTTGTTTGAGGATGATGAATAACAAAGACAGCGTGGCTATGAACGTCACGCTGTCTTTGTTTATTGTGCGAACATTGACCCGACACCTGTCATCAGCCAACGTGCGGACACGCCGCAGTCGCGAATGAGCGGCACCGCCCAACCTATTTCAAACAGACCTCGTTCACGATGCTTTCTCTGTCTGTATAATGCGGCACTTTCAATGTTGTTCTTCTCGCAGTATTCCGATACGCTATTGATGACCTTGCTGTCTTTGCACGCTTCAAGCGCAACGTAAAACCGTTCCATGACATTGAGCGTGTCTTGGCTGTAGTTTCGTGTTCGGCTCATTGTCTGACGTATTTATGAACATTTTCCGCTTCACTTGTGCCATAAGACCACATTTCAAATTCAGATGCAGACAACAGTCTGATGCTTCTTTCGTCTTCACGCCCCCAACTTTCACCGCTGTCATTTGCGTACTGATAGAAAGTGATTGTCAGTTTGCCGGTTGAAGAATACCCCAGGCAATAATAACAGTGCGATGTGCCTGTGATTGAAGTGAAGCGCGTGTCTTGAATGTCGGCAGTGCCGTATGCGTATATGTCACCGCGTTTGTCTGTCATAATTGGCACGAACTTCTCCGGCGCAGAATATGGCTTTAATGTGATTGTTTCGGGGTACCACACATTATCAGTATTCAGAACATAGAACGTGGTTGAATACGTGCCTGACAGCGAAGACCACACTTCGCGAATTTCCTTTGTGATAGTCGGTGTTGCTTCCGGCTCATCATCATTGCCGCACGCTGTGAAGCATAATGCAGCAAATACCAATATCAGTAATTTCTTCATATCTGTCATTTGTTGATTTTCATGTATGTTTTTCTAAGACGTTCTTCAAGACGTTTTCTGTCGATGTCTTGAAGTTTGTGCCATTTCAGTAATTGTTCTATGTATTCGGCTTCTCGTGCGTATGCGTGCGTGCGCGATAATAATATGATGATACGGTCGTATGCGTGTCTGTATGCGTGCAACAGGTCAAATTCTGATGCTTCACCGATGCGTATTGCTTCAGCATACTGTGCTATCGCTTCATCAATGTTGTTTTCATCTTCGTCTTTCATTCCGGCAAGCCGACACGCAGAAATGTCATCATACAGTTTTTGACGTTCTACATCTTTACGATGCGCTTCATCAATCTGTGCAAAGGTGTTATCAGACACTTCAAATTTATCTTCACCTTTCATCATCGCTTCAGTTGAAGCACACATCACGTCTTCTGGTATGTTGCCAACACTGATGCCGTTGCGCTCGCAATATGCAAATAGTTCTTCAAGGCTGATTTTCATAATTATTTCCTTTCAAGCATTGTCAACAGTCGGTCAATCTGCTCGTCTTTCTTTTCAAGAAGACCGATAAACCGCACCGATATTTCAGTTTCGTTGTATGTAGCGTTGTTGCTTGCAAGTATGCCGTGGTCGTTCACCACCGGCAGACCATAGAAGAAGCCAACACTTTTGTTTGTAACCCTTGCGATGTCTTCAATAAGACCGCTTTTCACATCGTCTGATTTTAGTGCGCTGTGTAGTCTTTGGTCGTTATCAAAACCAAGTAAAGAGGCTACTTCCGAGAGCGTTATGCCCTCAGCACGCAAAATTTCTTTAATTTTTTGTCCTTTCATATTGCGTTGAATTTTAATGATTTATGATTATCGCCAAATTTTTTTGTTGGGAAATCATCGTTTTTGTTTGCACAGACCAACATTTATGTTTATCTTTGCACCAGCAATCACGAAAGTGAGTGCAACACTGACGAAAGTAAGTGTGCAAAGTTATAAAATTAGTGTCTAACACGCAATAAAAATCAACGTAATATGATGACATCAAAGAAAATAATCAAAGAAATCGACATCGAAAGGGTAATCAGAAAGACTGTAGGCCGAAGATTAAGCACTTACGACACATGGAATGGTTCATCAATGTCGATACACATCGAAAACGCCGAATTGACATCACAAAGTGTTTTGTTTACTGGCACAAATTCATGGGGTGGCAAGTCAGGCATTTATGTAGATAAAGAATTTTTGAAGACGCTTATCAAGAACGGCGAAGCAGTGAAGCATAACGAAATTGACCATTGCGATGTGCGCACGACATGGTCGTTAAACTAACATCAAAATCAGCAGTATGACAAAGAACAAAAAGAAACCGCTTGACGTGCGCTATTCTGATGCGCTTGAAGCATTGACACCGGCACAGGCTCAACTTGCAGAAATGGCAGCAGTAGCACGCGCACCACTTGCAACAGTACGCGCTTGGGTTTCGGGAAAGCAGAAACCAAACAGTACACGCATGACACTTCTTGCTGAACACTATGGGATGCAGGAAGATGAACTATTCTCAGAACATCATTTTGACAACGCTAACGAAGAATAACAATGAAAGAACAGACAGCAGACAAAATCATACGAAAGACCGAGCGCGTCTTCTTGTATGCACAGGTAGTGTTTTCATGGTTCATCATTCTGTTTGGCTATGGTTACGCACTACGCGCATTATTCACGCATTACGACCGTATTGCAGACAACATATTCTACACTGTTTGCTTCTGTATTATCGGTTTGGCAGGTCAGAAACTCATGCTACGCGCTTCTCTTGAAGAACTTCGCGAAGCAAAAAAGCAAGACGCACATGAATGAAGAACTGAAGCAGTCATTAAGCGACATCAAGCGCAGCATGATTGCGCTGATGAAGAACGTGTGGAGTGTCAAAGACCTCGCGCTTGTGCTTGAAATCAGTGAAAGTCGCGTCCGACACATGGCATCAGAACAAGTCATACCGACATACAAGCAGAACGGTTCACTGTACTTCAAGCGTGAAGAAATCGAAGCGTGGCAGACACGCAACCGCACAGCGTCAAAAGACGAAATCAACTCACAAGCATCAACTATTTGCGCAACGCGCAGAATTAAATAACAAACGCAATGAAAAGTATCATCATCAAACAGATGCACCTTGTAAATTTCAAGGGTGTGCGCGACCTGACAATTGACTTCAATCAGACAGTCACAAACATCTACGGTCGCAACGGTGCCGGAAAGACAACAGTCTTCGATGCTTTCACTTGGCTACTGTTTGGCAAAGACAGCCAAGACCGCAAGGCATTTGACCTGAAGACACTTGACGAAGACGGAAACATCATCGCACAACTTCCGCATGAAGTCAGTGCAGTCATCGAAGTGAACGGTAAGGAAATCACTCTGTCACGCCGCTTCACTGAAAAATGGGTGAAGCGTGCAGGTAAGGTTGACAAAGAGTTTGACGGCAACAAAGAAGAACGCTTCTTCAATGACGTGCCGTGCAGCAAGAAAGACTATGAAGAACACATCACCGACATTTGCGATGAAGCAGTCTTTAAGTTCATCACATCGCCGACATACTTCACAAGTCAGAAAGCAGAAGTGCAGAAAGCGATGTTGCACCGTATGGCCGGAAACATTACAGACGAAGAAGTCGCAGCAGACAACGAAGACTTTCAGAAGTTACTTGCAGAACTGACAGGCAAGACGCTTGCAGACTTCAAGAAAGAAATCAGCGCGAAGAAGCAGCGCATCAATGCAGAACTCGTTGACCTGCCTGGTCGCATTGACGAAAAGAAGCGTGACATCGCGAAGTCTGAAGAAGAAGATTGGTCTTCGCTTGAAGCAGAACTGAAGCAGAAGCGCGAAGCACGCGCAGACATCGAAAAGCAACTTGAAGACATCAATGCAGCAGAAAGCGCATCAAATGAAGCCGTGCGTAAACTGATGCGCGAAATTGAAAGTCTTCGCACAGAACGCATGAAGCGTCAAAATGAAATCACAGAGGAAGTTATGCGCGACTTCTACGCAGCACAGGTAAAGAAGAACGAACTGAAGCACGAAGTTGAACTGTTGAAGCAGAATATCGCATCGTGTGAACTCGACATCGACACCTACAAGAAAGAAATCGCACAGTGCGAAGAACGCCGTAACACGCTCCTTGCAGAATGGCAGAAGCTCAACGCAAAGCAGAAGTCTATCAAGGCAGAAACACTTCAGATTGACGAAGCACAGTTTGTTTGCCCTACTTGTCACAGACCGCTTGACATGGCTGACATAGAAGCAAAAGAAGCACAGATGCTTCATAACTTCGAGAAAGAACGTGAAAAGCGTCTTGGTGAAGTCGCTGATGACATCGCACGCAACAAGCGTAATGGCATCGCAAACAACACGCGCAAAGAAGAATATCAGAAGAACATCTTACTTGCTGAAGCGTCTATTGCAGAATACAAGAAGCGCATCACATCAATCGAAGCATCTTCTGAATACACTGCCGAACTTGTCAGACCTGATGCTGATGCAGCAATAGCAGCAGACAGCCGCAACAAGTCACTTCAAGAAGACATTGACCGACTGACGAAAGAAAAAGACACAAAGCAGCAGTCTGACGGCAATAAGAACGAAAATCGTGAAGAATTGCGTAACGGTCGCACGACACTGACACAAGCGATTGAAACGCTTGTCGCTAAACTTGCAAAGCGCACAGACGCAGAAGCAGACAAACGCCGCGTGAGCGAACTTGAAAAGAAGATGCAGGAACTGAATATCGAACTTGCAGAACTTGAACGCAAAGAATTTGTCATAGCAGAGTTCAGTAAAGCACGCAGCGCAGCAATCGAAGCACGCATCAACGGTCTTTTCAGCATCGTGCGCTTTCGTTGGATAGCAGTAGCAATCAACGGCGCAGAAAGTGAAACGTGCGAAGCAACGCTGAACGGTAAGCCATACAGCACTTGCAGCAACGCAGAACGTATCAACATCGGTCTTGACATCATCAACGCAATCTGCAAGTCTGAAGAGATCTACGCACCTATATTCGTGGATAACGCAGAAAGTATCAACGACATCATGCCGATGCAGTCACAAACAATAAATCTTATCGTTTCACGCGATGCACAACTTCGTGTTGAAGCAAACAATCAATAATAATTCACCAATTAACAACGCAGTAAAATGGCTGAAAAAAATCAAATCGCAGCACAGCCGCAGACAACCGGCGGTCTTGCAAAACTGAAGACCATTCTGAACGCGCCCAGTGTTCAGGAACAGTTCCAAAACGCGCTTGCAGAAAACAAAGACCTGTTTGTCGCAAGCATCATCGACCTTTACAACGGTGACAAGTCGCTTCAGACTTGCCAACCGGCGCAAATCGTGTCTGAAGCACTGAAAGCAGCAGTGCTTGACCTGCCTATCAATCGCGCACTCGGTTTCGCCTACATCGTTGTGTACAACAACAAGAAGAAAGTGCGCAACGAACAGACCGGCCGCGATGAATGGATAAAAGTGCCGACACCGACATTCATTCCCGGTTACAAGGGTTACATTCAACTCGCTATGCGAACAGGTCAGTATCGCACCATTAACGCGGACTTTGTTTATGAGGGCGAACTTCGCACAGTGAACCGTCTGTCAGGTGAAGTCGCACTTGACGGCAAGAAGGCTTCTGACAAGATTGTCGGTTACTTCTGTTACTTCGAGTTGCTGAACGGTTACAGCAAGACACTTTTCATGTCAGTCGAAGACATGGCGAAGTATGCGAAGCGATACGCTCCCGGTATCAAGCAAGACACCACTATCGCGCAGCTCATCGAGAAAGCGAACAACGGTGTTGTGTCAAAGTCTGTCGGTTGGGAGGGAAATTTCAACGACATGGCACTGAAGACTGTCATTCGCCGTGTTCTGTCGAAGTATGGCTATCTGTCTATCAAGATGCAGAACGCTATCACAGCAGATGACAACGCTTCACAGCACGCACTTGTGGCGCGTGAAGAAGCACTGCAAATCGCAGACGAGAAACCGCTTAACCTTGACGCTTCAACAGTCGAGTATGAAGAAGTAGTCGATGAAAGCACCGGCGAAGTCACACAGCAGCCCAAAACAGCATCAGAAGCGTCACAGCAGAACGAAGCAGAAGAAGCACCAGGTTACTAACCCATAAAACAGAAGTTCACGATGAAATTGAAAGTTCTCGGCTCATCATCAAGCGGCAACTGCTACATTCTTGAAGCATCTGACGGCGCACTTGTCATCGAGTGCGGTATGCCACTTCTTGAAGTGAAGAAAGCACTTGACTTCAAGATTGGTCGCATTGCCGGCGCAATCGTGACACATCAGCACGGTGACCATTCAAAATTCATCGCTGAATATCTGAAAAGTGCAATTCGTGTGTGTGCGTTGAAAGAAGTGTTTGACGCACACGCATTGAAGCAGCGCATCTTCTGCAAGGAAATCGAACCGATGCACGGCTATCGAATAGGCACGTTCAATGTCTTTGTGGTGCATGTGGAACACGATGTGCCGTGTGTCGGTTTCGTCATCGAACACGCAGAAATGGGAAAGATGCTGTTTGTCACAGACACGATGATGTTTGAATATCGCATACCAAACCTGTCACACATGATGATAGAAGCGAACTATTCAGACGAAATTCTTGACTACAACATTGAAAACGGCATCACACCGGCATCAATGCGTCCGCGCTTGCTTCAGTCGCACATGGAAATCAAGACAACTGAAAACATCTTGCTGTCTTCAAATCTTGACACCGTGAACGACATAATTCTGATACATCTGTCACACAACAACAGCGATGCAGAACAGTTCAAGCAGCGTATCATGCAGAAGACAGGCAAGCCTGTCATCATTGCAAAGCGCGGTGTCTGTGTCGATGTTTCTAAAGAACCGTACTGATGAAGCAAGTGCCTAACAATGTTGTAGCGACTTTGGTGCGCTGCCTGCCGCTTCTTCTCGACTACATTGATGAAGATGCTATCAGAAAGAGTTTGCGTGCGACAAACGCAAAGAGAATAATAAAACATGAAGTATTACCAAAATTAAAGAAAATCAACAATGAAAAATCAATTTGAATTAAATCAAAAAGTAAATGTCTTCGACCAAGAGGGCATCATTACTGAAGTCATAGACATCAAACGTGAACCGCATCTGTACGAAGTCAAATTCGACTCAACAGGAAAGAAGTATGTCATCGAAGCAGAACACATCGAAGCTGCCGTTGACAACCGCCCAATCACAGAACGTGTGAAGACGCTTGAAGATGCTATTGCAGTTCTCGGCGAAGACCACACGCTTGTACGTCAATATCATCTGTATGAACAGCAGATGAACGGCAACGAAAAAGATATGCGCGACCTGACGGCTTTCTTGAAGTTGCGCATCATCACAGCAGCACTCAATCAAGGCTGGGCACCCGATTGGACGAACAGTGACGAATGTAAGTATTATCCGTGGTTCTGCCTATACACAGAAGACGAATACAACGACCTTGACGCAGATGACAAAGAAAGATGCTGCCGTGTCGTTGGTCGCTCGGGTAGCAACGCCAACGCGTATGGCGGCCTCGTCTGTGCGAACGCGAGCAACGCATCCTCGTACTCGGGTACGAGGTACGGCTCTCGGCTCGCCTTCAAGACACGCGAATTAGCGTTGTACGCCGGAAATCAGTTTGTTGACCTTTGGTGTGATTTTGTATTCTGATTGAACTATGAAAGATACCCTCATTTTTCACAAAGATTGGTGGTACGCAATCAAGTGTCTGCCGGTCGAAATGCAGGCTGAAGCATTTAATTCGGTTTGCGCTTACGCATTTGAGGGTGTACGACCAACTAACGCTACCATTGCAGCCGTGACTTCGCTGATGCAGTCACAGATTGACGAAGAAAAAGCGAAGACAGAAGCGATACGTCAAAAGCGTATAGCGGCGGCTCTCAAGGGCGGTGCGCCGAAAGGCAATCAGAACGCAAGAAAACAAGCAAAAACAAGCAAAAACAAGCAAAACGACCAAATGGTTGATTTGGTTGATTTTGACAGCGAAAGCACGTCTGAAAAACAACTAAAACAAGCAAATGGTTGTTTTGCTGAAATTGCTGAAACACAAGATGATGCGCAGACAAAAAGAACGAAAAAACAAGCAAATCAAGCAAATGGTTGTTTTGGTTGTTCTGACGAAAATTCACAGTTTATATTTAATAATATAAATAATAAAGATAAAGATATAGATATAGAAGAAAAAGAAAACTGTGAAAACGAGCATTTTTCAAAACTTGAAGAAGCGTTTGAAGTCTTCAGAAAAGCGTACCCAGGTCGCAAGCGCGGTCACGATACAGAATTTGACGCTTTCAAGCGTAAGCATAAGAATTGGACGAAGATTGTGCCTTTGCTGATGCCGGCACTTCAACGTCTGATTGAATACAACAAAGCAGCAGAAGCAGCCGGTCAGTGGAAGCCGAACTACGCAAATCTATCTACATGGCTGTATCAGGCACGTTGGGAAGAAGAACTGCCTGACATAGTTGTAGCGAAGCCGAAGCAGACAGAAGAACAGCAACAGAAGTCAGTTGTAAACTACGATGACAACGATGATGCAGACTTCATTTCCAAGAACAAATAAATTCAACGCAATATGACTGAAGAAAAGAAAGTACTAACAGAAGAACAGATTGCTGAAGTCGAAGCGAAGCGCAAGCGCGATGCACAAGAAAGTTGGCAGACAATACAGCAAATCGCGAACACGGTGCTTGCAAAGTCACGCAGGGCTCAGAAGCAGTTCCCTGACTTGACAAACCACGACATCTATTTGCAACATTGCAATCTGTTGATATACATCGCGAATAACATCTGTCTTGCACCGCAGCACAGAAAATTTGAAATTGATGACAACAACAGAAAGGTACTTCAATTTCTGTTGTACTACTTCAACAACTGCCCGCTTGCTGAAGAAGTATTCCCGAACAAGCACTACAAACTGCACAACAACTTGCTTATCATGGGCGATGTTGGCACAGGCAAGACGATGCTCATGCAGATATTCAGCGAGTATCTACGAGAAACGAAAAACCCGAACTTCTTCGAGAACGTATCAGTGACGCAGATGACGAATTACTTCACGATGCACAACAACATTGACAGATACACGTACAACGAAGAAAGCAGCGTAGGTTTCAGACCGCAGCCTGTAAACATCTGTCTGAATGACATCGGTGTTGAAAACAGACCGTTCTACGGTATTGACACGCGCACAATAGTCGAAGACTTCTTGCACGCAAGAAATGAAATCTGGACACAGACAGCCATTGACGGACGCAAGTTTGCGCATCTGACAACGAACCTCGACATGAAGCGATTGAAAGAAACATTCAGCGATGACTTCGGTCGCCTGATAGACCGCTTCAAGACATACAACATCATAGTATTGAAAGGCGAAAGCCGCAGATAAAACGAAAATGTCGCTGTTTGCCGCACTTTGACAGTTGCAGCCAAGCAAACTATCATCTGAAACGCTGAAACGCGGCAGGCGAAGCGGCAGACAGCAAAAATGACAAATTATAACGCAATGAAAGAAGCAGAAAAAATCATCAATCAGTGTGAAGCGTGGTCGAAAAAAGACCGTAAGAACCGCGCAGCAGCAGTAATCATGGCTGACAAAACACAGAACGAAGTGTATATGCACTTCGCAGGAACATCACGTGACATGGGTCATCTTGTCAATTCTTTGATGAACGAAGACAAAGAGTTTGGTCACGACATCTATGCAGCAGCCTGTGTATATGCACACAAGCACATCGAAGCAAAAGAGCGTGACAAAATCAACGCTGTCGCATCTGCAATCGCAGAAGTACGCAAAGAACAGAAAGGAGGCAACGATGGAAAATGACCTGATAACTTGTGAAGTGTGCGGCAAACAGAAAACACGGTCTGAAATGTCGAAGTCATATCCACACCGCTGCAAGGAATGTGTCGCTGAACACACGCGACAAGTAAGAGCAGATGCGAAACAAAACAAAAGATATGTAATTTCACAGAATGATAGACCTTTCAATAAAGCAGTTGTGAAAGACACCGGTGAAACAGTATTAGTCAGAATGTGCTGTGAACCGCTTACTTTAAGAACTGCAATGTACGAAACGCCTGAAGGTCGAATGTTCCCAATGTTTGCGCTTGAACATAAAAAAGAGATTGATTGGGAACAGCGCAGATATGAGTTGATACGCGACTTCTATCTGAAATGGACAGGTATAGAAGACTTCAAGAATGATGCAGTTCTTGAACTTCGCTTCAATGAAGCAATCAAGTCGGCAGATGCACTTATCAACAGACTAAAGGAAGAACAAAATGAAGATAATATATAACGACATCATACCATTCAAAGGTTTCAAAGCGATAAACCTATTCGGGATGCTATTTGTCCGCAAAGGAATGAATATGACAGACATCGACATCAGACATGAGCAGATACACACGGCACAGCAGCGTGAAATGCTTTATGTGTTATTTTACTTGTGGTATGTCATTGAATGGGCGATAAGACTTTGCCTATATCGACACGCACACAAGGCATACAGAAACATAAGTTTTGAATGTGAAGCCTACAATATGCAGCGCGACCTTCTTTATCTCGATGACCGTAAGCATTATGCGTGGGTGAAATATCTGAAGAAATGATGAAGCCACAAAGTAATGGACTTGTAGAACTACACGATGCGAAGCGCAAAGAACGTGGCTTCAACTGTATGCAGTTGATACGTTTTTTGACAGAAGACGGCGTGAAAGAATGGGAAGATTGGCACGGCGCACATTTAGAAGCAGCAGCCGGTCAATGTCACTATACATCACAATGCACTATCTACGCACGAACAGTAGAGAAACAAAAGAAGAACGGTGTACAATTAAGTTTATTCTGATAATGAGATACGCACTACGAAATCAAGAAAAGATTGCAGCAGCATACAGCACAGACTATTTGCAGCAGCATATCATCGCAAGTCTGTATAAATACTTTGCAGATGCTTCAGAAGAAGAAATCGAAGAAGCATTGGAATATAAGACTATCAACGGCAAAGAATACCAGGTACTTCAAATCAACGATGTTGCAGACAAAGACGAAATGCTTGAATTTGTTATCGTAGGAAGACAGTACAATGTATTCAGACTTGCTTTCAATGACAGAATAAAAGGTTAATCAATAAATATCAACGCAATATGACTGACGAAATTTCAATCAAAGAACCGATGCGCCTGACGCATCAGAATGTCGAAGATGTCTTCAAAGACTGTTTGGCAGACACAGCAGAACACACGCTGAAAGGTGTGCTTATCGAAGTTGCTTTCAATCGTGTGAAGATAGCCGAACACGAACAAGACATCATGCAGATGCTTATGCAACTGCCGAAAGAATTTCACAGACCCGGTGGATGTGGTTGGTCTTTTCTGAATATGTGCATCGACAAGAACGGCAATCAGTGGACTGACTTTCATCAGACGCAGGACAAACTTGTCTGTCTTGGTCGTTCAATAGGTGCTGTCGAGTTCCTGATGCCGCGTGACTTGTGGAAAGCGTTGCCCGGTGGTATGCCGTACATCGTAATCAATGACAACTATAATATCGCGGCAAAATGATTATCAGACTTTCAGAAATATCAATGTTAAAGATGAGCGTCAAACCGCCGCAGTCTGTTGTTGACGCTGATTATTGCGTAATCAAAGACGGTACGGTTCATCAGTATGTCGGTATCGGTTGGGTTGAAGTCAGAACCGCTACACAAGACGATTATGACAACATACCACAAGTTCTGACACCGCACTGTTCGCAGTGCAGACACTATGAGTGCTTATCAAATGCAACTATGTACTGTAACAAGTTGCAGAAACGAATAACCGCACGCAAGAAGCCGTGTAAAAACTACGAAGAACGATGAAACTTACAAGATTTTGTTCAAAAAGTGAGTTTGACAAATTCATGTCGGGCGAAACACTGACGAACACCACAGACCATTATCGCGGTGGTAAAGGCGGTTCAACATCTGTTGGCTTTTGCTTTACAACAGACGAGCCGAAGAAAGCATGGCGATACCTCAAAGGCTGTGTTGACTTTGAAGTGTGTGTTGTGCTTGACATTGACAAAGCGTTGTTGAAGCGCACGACCGGCAAATATGCTGATTATTCTGTTGGTGACAGCATCGGAACTTGCCTGAAGCATGAGTATTGCCTGACATCATACTCTAACAGGACGGCGAAGCTGTTGAAAGTTCTGAAACCTGAAGAATTTGCTACACCGGCAGAAATAGAAGCAAGCAGATTTTTCAGAATGATATTTAAGTAAACAATGGAAAAGCTCATAAATCAAACGATATTCAAATGCTCGTATTGCAGCAGAATTTCAAAAAGCGCAGCGGGTATATTAAGACACGAATTAAGTTGCAAGAAGAACCCACACAATCAGTCGTTGTGTTCATCGTGCAAGCATTGCAGAAAGGAAGAACACCGCAGTGAAGTCGGTGTAAGATGCAAACACTGCAACAGAATGTATATTGAACGAAATGAATACGGCGAACAGATAGCCGCAGCAGAATGTGACCTGTTTGACAAAGATGTGTGTGACGGCAGTCAGAAGTATATAGACTTCATTTGCGACATAGACGGATGTAAAATGTATTCAAACAAAATACACAGACTGTCATCTGATAAGGCACAGCAAATCAAGAACAGATGTGACAGACCTATGCCTGACGCAACGAATGAATGTGTGAACTACGAATACGACAATGAAAATTATTAGACAATGAAACAACTTCTATACATAGACCTGTTTTGTGGTGCCGGTGGTACATCTACCGGCGTGAACACAGCACGTCTTCATAATGAACAATGCGCAGAAGTCATCGCGTGTGTCAATCACGATGCAAAGGCAATAGCATCACACGCAGCAAATCACCCGAACGCGCTTCACTTCACAGAAGACATCAGAACGCTTGAACTGTCACCGCTTGTGGCACATCTTCAGAAGTGCCGTATGCAGAACCATGACGCGCTTGTCGTTCTGTGGGCATCACTTGAATGTACGAACTTCAGCAAAGCAAAAGGAGGTCAGCCCCGTGACGCAGACAGTCGAACGCTTGCTGAACATCTTTTTAGATACATCGAAGCAATAGACCCCGATTATATTCAAATCGAAAATGTAGAAGAATTTATGTCGTGGGGGTCGCTCGATGAAAATGGAAAACCGCTGTCAAAAGACCGTGGACGTTGTTATGTGCGTTGGCGCAATCAGGTGAAGCGATACGGCTACGATTTTGACTTCAGAATACTGAACGCGGCTGATTATGGCGCGTACACATCGCGCAAACGCTTCTTCGGCATATTTGCGAAACATGGTCTTCCTATCGTATTCCCGAAGCAGACGCACAGCAAGAAAGGTGAACGCACTTTGTTCGGCACACTGAAGCCGTGGAAGCCTGTGCGCGAAGTCTTAGACTTTGAAGATGAAGGCAAATCAATCTTCGACCGCAAGAAGCCGCTTGCAGAAAAGACGCTTGAACGCATATATGCCGGACTGATAAAGTTTGTTGCAGGGGGCAAAGATGCTTTTATGGTAAAGTACAATTCAATGAACCAACGCGGTAAGTATGTGCCGCCGTCACTCGATGAACCTTGCCCTACTGTTGCGACACAAGGACGACTTGCACTTGCATCAGTGTCGTTTCTGTCAAAGCAATTCAGCGGTTCACCTGATGACAAGAACATATCTGTTGAAGAACCGGCAGGAACTATCACGACAATAGACCATCACGCATTTGTATCAGTTCACTACGGAAATGGCTTCAATACATCGTGCGCAGCACCGGCGGCAACGCTTACGACAAAAGACAGAATGGCACTTGTGCAAGTCAAGCGTTTCATCGCGAATGAGTATTCAGGCGGCGGTCAACTGTCAAGCATCGAACAGCCGAACCCGGCTGTACTGACGAACCCGAAGCAAAAACTTATCACAGTGAAGCCGTGGATAATGGACACTAATTTCAGAAATGTCGGCAGTTCGATTGATGAACCATCGCGTGTCATCACAGCAAATCGCAAACATCACTATCTGATGAACCCACAATTTGCTTCGCATGGTGGGTCTATTGATGCGCCGTGTTTCACGCTCATCGCACGCATGGATAAGATGCCGCCGTATCTCGTTACAACTGAAACAGGTGAAGTCGCTATTGAAATCTATGAAACTGACAGTCCGATGACGGTCAAAATCAAAGAATTTATGGCGATGTACAACATCATAGACATCACTATGCGTATGTTGAAGATTGAAGAACTGAAACTGATAATGGGCTTCCCTGAAGATTATGAACTAATCGGCACACAGGCAGACCAGAAGAAGTTTATCGGCAACGCAGTTGAAGTGACTATCGCTCGAAAGTGGTGCGAAGCGTTATGTGCAGAACTATACAAGCGTAAAATCAAGCAACCAGCATAAAAGCAAAATCATTTAATAACTTCTAAAATCAAAAAAACAATGGAACAATGGATTAAAACTTCCGTTCGATTTGACAAGACAATGGAGAACGGAGCAATCAAGAAAGTAACAGAACCGTATCTTGTTGATGCGCTTTCATTCACAGAAGCAGAAGCACGTATCATCGAAGAAGTAACGCCGTACATCAGCGGCGAGTTCACCGTGTCGGCTGTCAACAAGTCGAAAGTGTCTGAAATCTTTTGGGACGCAAGCGGTGACCGTTGGTATCAGGTCAAAGCAGCTTTCATCACTATCAACGAAAAGACCGGCGCAGAAAAGCGCAGCAAGACCGTCTTCATGGTACAGGCAAGCGACTTCAAGAGCGCATACGACAACTTCATGCAGGGCATGAAATGCACAATGGCAGACTTCGAGATTATCGGCATCACGGAAACCGCAATCATGGACGTGTTCAAAGCGAAACTTTCAGAATGACAGAAACAGACCGGTGTATGAAGTTGTTGAACCGTACCGATGACTTCGCACTCGGTCACAATCAACAACAATAAATAATCAAACAGCAATGGAAATCAACGAATATCAGAAAGCAGCACTGACAACGGCTGTCTATCCCGAAGACAAGCGTATCATTTATCCGGCACTTGGTATGTGCGGCGAAGCAGGAGAAGTCGCAGACAAGGTCAAGAAAGTCATTCGCGACAACAATCAGGACTTCACAAATGACAGAAAACGCGAAATCGCAAAAGAAATCGGTGACGTTCTTTGGTACTGTGCTACCCTGTCGCACGACCTCGGCTTCAGTCTTGAAGAAGTGGCGCAGATGAACATCGACAAACTTGCATCACGTCAACGGCGCGGAAAACTGTCAGGAAGTGGTGATAATCGCTAAATGAATATGGACGCAAGACAATTCTTTGAACTTGTCAGACGTATGCGAGCCTATCAGCGCGAATACTTCAAGAACCGCCGGAAATCAGACTTACAGCAAAGCAAGATACTTGAAAGTAAGGTGGACGAAGAAATAAAGCGCGTGGAAGCGATTGTCGCGCTACCTGACGCAATTCAGAAGCAGCAGAATATGTTTGACTATACAAACAAGTAAAACAGCGGTAAATCAAAAATATGACGTTTTATGAAAAGAAAGATAAATATCGTGGTATCGAAAGCATACCCGAAAGTGCATAAAAGGCACGGAGAACAGACGCACTTCGCATCGAAGCTCATCAACGGTGAGAAACTTCACACGATACGCGCGAATTATGACCAGTGGGCGGTGAACGCAGAAAAGATGCGCACCGGCAATTACGTTCTGTCAGTGCGTCAATGGTCAGGCGTGCCGCGCCGTTCAAAGCAGCGCGAAGTCTATAACACAGACGAAGAAATCGGTGTCGAACACATAGCGATGAACTATTCAGCAGACGATGACGGTCTTTCCGTGTGCATCGAAGACAGGTATCTGTCAGCAGACGAAATTGAACTACTTGCTAAGAATGACGGCACGACTGTCGATGACTTCAAAGATTGGTTCTTTTGGAAGCAGCGCAACAAGGAAGACGCGACTTTCAACGGTGTCATCGTTCACTTCACGCCGTTCAGATACGCGAACCGTTCCGCAACGCTGAACAACGTCTGAAGACGTGTCTTCACGCGCACGCACGATATATTCAAGTTAATATATAATATAATAACAGAGATAATATATACAACGACATATTTAATAACAGCAGTTAATATGGCAACTTTCAATCAAGCAACAGTCATTGGCTTTGTCGGCGATGAACCGCGCATCATTCAGACGCAAAGCAATACAGCAATGGCAAGTTTCGCAATCGCGACAACAGAACGAGGCTATCAGCGGCAAGATGGCACAAAAGTCGAAGACCGCACGGAATGGCACAACATCGTTTTCTTCGGCAAACCGGCTGAAGTAATCGGTCGCTATGTGCATAAAGGTTCATCGCTTTTCGTTCAAGGCAAGATGCGCACAAGAAGTTATGATGACAAAGACGGCATCAAGCGTTATGTCACAGAAATAATCGGTGAAAACTTCCAACTTCTTGATAAAAAACAAACATCTGACGTGCAACCGAACAACAGCGTGACACCGGCATACGGAGCAAATGGCTATCAAGCACCACAGCAAGGCAACTCTAAAGATGACGACTTACCGTTCTAAATCAGCGTGACAATGAAACACATAGAAAGTCAGATACAGCAATCGTGCTTCAAGTGGTTCAGGCTTCAGTTCCCCGACCTGGCAATGCTGATGTTTGCAGTACCGAACGGCGGAAGTCGCAGACGCATCGAAGCAGCAATAATGAAAGCAGAAGGTGTGACGGCTGGTGTCGCAGACGTGTTGTTCCTGTACCCGAATGAACAGTATCACGGCTTGTGCATCGAGTTCAAGACAAAGACAGGCAGACAGCAGAAAAGTCAGAAGTGTTTTCAGCAAGCAGTCGAAGCACAAGGTTACAAGTATGTAATCGTGCGAAGCATTGAAGACTTCATCGAACTTGTCAAGAAATACGTCTTTCAGACCCGAAAAGCGTGAAAATTCTGTCAGTTTTTTATTTTTCCTCAAAGTAGTGTCTAACAAACACTACTTTTTTATTACCTTTGCAGTATGCAAAAGACGTGTTCTGTCAGAACATTACGCTTTGGCGGCATCAATTTTTTGCAGTCATTAAAAAATATCATCATCAAAAGCAGAACGCAATGAGCAAAGAAGACATCAACAAAGAACTGATAATGCTTCCGTTGTCGCAGATTGAACCGAATACGGGGCAACTTGACGGACTGCCGCAGAACCCACGTTCAATCAAGAAAGCGAAGTTTGAGAAACTGAAGAAGAACATCGAAGAATACCCCGAAATGCTCGCATGGCGCAGCTTACTTGTCTATCCGATTGGTGGCAACAAGTACATCATCATCGGCGGCAATATGCGCTACAAAGCGATGCAAGAACTTGGGCACACAGAAGCACCGGCGGTCATCGTACCTGTTGACACACCTGTTGAGCGTCTTCGGGCATACACAATCATCGACAACAACGGTTTCGGTGATTGGAATTGGGACTTGCTTGCCAACGAGTGGCCGGACGATATGCTTGACGATTGGGGGCTTGACATTCCGACCAAAGGAGAAAAGAAAGACTTGTCAGACCAAATCGGTCAGTCGTACAAGATAGAAATCGACTGTGCAGATGAAGCAGAACAAGAACTACTGTATAACACACTAATTGACCAGGGATATTCATGCCGAGTTTTGACATTGTAAGGACATCACAGCCGACTGATAGTTTTCGCGTGCAGTCTATCATCGGAACTTACGACCTACAACAGCAGCACGTCACAGAACACTTCACAGGCAACATCGAATTGCCTGACAAGTGGAACATCGGTTTGATTGTCGGGCGCAGTGGTAGCGGTAAGACTACTATTGCGCACGAATTGTTTGATGCAGACATCATCAACGGCTTCGATTGGACGCACGACAACATTCTTGACGATATGCCAAAAGGTGCGACCGTGAAAGAAATCGCTGCAACGCTGACCGCTGTCGGCTTCAGCAGTCCTCCAAGTTGGCTGAAACCGTATGCAGTTCTGTCGAACGGTGAGAAAATGCGCTGTGACATCGCACGCGCTATTCTTGAAAAGCGCGATATGTTTGTCTTCGATGAATTTACTTCAGTAGTCGACCGCAACGTGGCGCGTGTTTCCTCGCTTGCCATTCAGAAAGCAATCAGGCGGCAAGACAAGAAGTTCATCGCAGTGACGTGTCACTATGACGTACAGGACTGGCTGATGCCTGACTGGGTATTCAACACAGATGACATGACGTTTCAGTTGCTTGACGCTGAAGCGCAAAAAAAAAATCGACCAGGACTGTGCATCGAAATCTACGAGACCAAACGAAAAGAATACTTTTGGAACGTCTTTAAGAAGCATCACTATCTGAGTTATAACTTCAATCATGCAGCGCGTGTCTTCATCGCAACTTGCAACGGTGAATTGTGCGCTTTCTGTGCAGCACTGCCATTCCCACACCCGATAAAGAAGAACACATGGAAAGAACATCGCACAGTCGTTTTTCCCGACTTTCAGGGCGTTGGTATCGGCACCGTCTTCAGTGACGCAATCGCAGAACTATTCCGTGACGAGGGCAAGACATTCATCAGCACGACATCGAACCCTGCAATGATACATTCACGCGCCAATAACCCGAAGTGGAAGACAACGCGCATCGGTCGTGTTTCCGGCGGTGTGCGAACAGCAAAGTTGAAAGGGTCTTTTTCACGCAACAGACTGACCGTGTCTTTTGAATATATCGGAAAAACAGAAGTCGCAAAACCTAAAAAGTAACAAGATATGGCACATTTCTATCCTGACACAAAGCGACTTTTTGAAAATCTTCGCGGTCGCAAAGCACGATATTCGCCTGAAGACCTTGCCGGAGAGTTCAAGAAGTACATCGCAGACCTCGAAGAAAATCAAATCGAAGTCGAAACGAACTACCGCTATCAGACAAGCAATGACGAACGCAGACAGCAGCGCAGAACACAGCGGTATGCAAGACCGCCGAAGATACTTGACTTTGTTACGCGATGGCTTGGCATGACGCATCAGTGGTGGTATTCGCTTCCGAACGGAAAGCGTGGCGCAGACTATGAAGCGGTAATCGAACGCATCACGCAATACTGTTACGACACGAAGTTTGACGGCGCGGTCGTGGGTCTGTACAACGCGAACATCATTGCGCGTGACCTCGGTCTGAAAGAAAATATCGCAGTATCGAAGCGTGACGCAGACGAACACATGAGCGAAGAAGATATTGACGCAGAAATCAAGCGTCTTGAAAAACTCGACATGAAGTAAAGCATTTCACAGCGATGATGACAGAACAAGAAAGAAAAAGACGATTGATGACACTTCGGCGCACCAAGTTACGGCTTGAAGCACCGAAGCGTTTTGCGTGCTTTCTTGGATATGCGAACCCAAAGTATCAGGCAGAATGGTTTCACATTCTTATCGCAGACTACTGTCAGAAGTTGTTTGAAGGCAAAATCAAGAAGTTGATGCTTTTCATGCCGCCGCAGCACGGCAAGTCTGAAATCATATCGCGAAACTTTCCGGCGTGGGCGTTGGGGCGTGACCCTGACTTGAAGATTGTCGGTTCTTCATATTCTTCAGACCTCGCAGAACAGTTCAGCCGTTCGATACAACGAACGATTGACAGCGAAGAATATCATACTATATTCCCGGACACATACCTGTCGGGAAGCATGACGCAGCGCAACGACAAATCTTCACGCGGCTATCTTCGCAATGTTGACTACTTTGAAACCGTAGGACATCGAGGCTTCTACAAGGCAGTAGGTGTCGGCGGCGGTCTGACAGGTACACCGGTTGACATCGCAATCATTGATGACCCTGTGAAAGATGCCACTGAAGCATACAGCGTCACTTATCGTCAGCGTGTGTGGAATTGGTACAACACCGTTCTTTCAACACGTCTTCACAATGACAGCAAGCAGTTGTTCATAATGACGCGCTGGCATGAAGATGACCTTGCAGGTCGCTTGCTGAAAGCAGAACCCGAAGAATGGACAGTCGTTGTCATTCCGGCTATCTGTGAAAAGGAGCATGACGGCGAACTTCAGTCTGAAAGACATATCGGTGATGCGCTATGGCCTCAAAAGCACTCACTTCAGAAACTTCAGAAGCAGAAGAAGCGTGCGCCGCGTGAATTTAGTGCGCTGTATCAGCAGCGACCGACCATTGAGGGCGGTAACATCGTGAAGCGTGATTGGTTCCGCAAAATCAGTTACGCAGACTTTACCGCGCTTCGCTTCCGTGAACCGATGCACTTCTATCTTGATACAGCGTACAAGAAGAAGCAGCAGAAAAGCGACAACGACCCGTCAGGAGTTCTTGCAGCGTGTCGCATCGGTCAGAACATATACTTGTATGACGCGCAGAGTGTGTGGAAAGAAATGCCCGACCTGTTGCGCTTCTTACCTGAATACATCGCCGCTCATTGTGGCAACAAAGAGTCTGTCTTGCATATTGAGCCAAAGGCAAACGGCATCAGTGTCGTTCAGATGCTTCGCGAAGTGTCAACGCTGAACGTAACTGAAACGCCTGTGCCTGTTGATGACAAAGAAGTCAGATTGCGTGTTGTGTCACCGCGCATTGAGTGTGGGCGTGTCTTCATCGTTGAAGGGTCTTGGAACGAAGACTTTCTTGACCAGGTGTGCGCCTTTCCGGCAGCACCGCATGATGAATTTGTCGATATACTCGGCTATGCAATCAATGACCTTTACGAAGACGATGATGACATAGATTATGACAACATCAATATCGTCTAACATTCAAAAATCAAATCAAAATGGTATTATTCGACATTCTACGAAATTCGATGAACTCAATTCTTGGCAGAAAGCAAGAATTTGACGAGTTGCTTGCACTGGGTGACATTGACGCAGTACGCAGTCAGATGACAACTAACGGCGCACAGGCACTTGCAGCGATGAAAGAATACAACATACGCACTCACAGCGTAATGTTGCGTGAAGACAAAATCCTGACTGACAAGAAAGGCAAGATGCGCAAGAAAGTGTCAGTCGCGAAGTTGCCAATTCCATATCAGCAGTACATCAACGAAATCGCGCTTGTGTTCATGTATGGCAGACCTGTCAAGTGGTCGCAACTGTCTGACGGCACAGATGCAGTCTTCGACAAGTTCCAAGATGTGATAAAGCGCACGCGCTTTGACAGCAAGATACGCGAGTGCAAGCGTATTGCCGGAGCAGAAACAGAAAGCGCGATGTTGTTCCGCGTCTTCAAGGATGACAAGACAGGAGAACCAGATGTGCAAATTCGCGTGCTTGCCAAAAGCAAGGGCGATGACATATACACACGTTTTGACCAATATGAAAACCTTATCAGTGTTGCTTGGGGCTATCGCGTGCGCGAGAAAGAAAACAAGGTCGTTGAACACTTCGACATCTTCACGCCCGAAATCATATATCGCTGCAAGCATGGTATGCTCGGTTGGGACGTTGAAGAAGAACCGAACCTGATAGGCAAGATACCAATCATTCTGTTTCAGCAAGAAAAAGAATGGCACGGCGTTGAACCGCTTATCGAGCGCGAAGAAATGATTGCTTCACGCACAGCGGACACAAACGACTACTTCGCAGAACCGATTGCAGTCTTCGATGCAGATGCAATCAAGAACTTGCCTGAAAAAGATGCAGTCGGCAAATCGCTTTATGTGAAGTCAGGACAGAAGACAACAGACGCGATGCACTATGTCACTTGGGACAGTGCGCCGGAGTCGAAGAAAGACGAAATCGAATGGCTGCAAAATCAGATACTGACTAACAGTTTCACACCGCACATCACGCTTGACACGCTGAAGTCGCTTTCAACGCTGTCTGCAAAAGCACTTCGCACGGTTATGATGTTGGCTGACATTAAAGCATCAAAGCGAAAGGAAAAGCACGATGAATTGCTTGACCGCACAGCATCGCTTGTGCTTGCTATCATCGGCAACGTGCTTGATGTGTCGCTTCACGGACAGTGCGAACAAGCAAGCATCGGTCACGAATTTCAAGAACCGTTCGGCGAAGATGTGTCTGATGACATTGATAACATCTTGAAAGCGTATGACGGCGGTATTCAGTCACGCGAAACGTCAGTTGAACAGAACCCACTTGTGAAAGACGTGACACGCGAACTTGAACGTCTGAAAGCAGAACAGGAAGAAAGACAGCAGCAGCAAATGTCTATCTTCGGCGATGCAGCCGGTGCCGGTGCGCAGTCTTATGGTGACGGAAGCGAAGACGAAGAAGACGAAGAAGACGAAGAAGACGGTGATGAAAGCAAGAAGAAAGAAGATAACAAGAAGAAAAAGAAGTCTGAAGAATGATGAAGCCTGTCATCTGCAAATATACCAAAGAAACAAAATCGGGTGAAGTAACGACACTCTACATTTTAGGTGTGCCTGTCTTCAGAAGCATCTATGTCGGTGCTGAAGACAAGGCACGCCGCGCGTGCGGCTTCACAGCATACGCATCTGATGCACCGGCTGAAGACTGTGAGGAAGCAGAGGAAGACGATGATGATGAAGAAGACGAACAATTCATAATCCTACCCTATGGCAAAGAAAAGTGACAATGACCCGAAGAAGAACACGCTTGCGCGTATCAGACGCACAGAAGCGTATGCAGAACGTGTGCGCACGCTGTTCGCGGCTACCGTGAACGAAATTCTTGCGCTGAACAAGTCGCTGCCTACACTTGAGGACGGTGAAATGTTCTCGTTCGATACTGTCGGTATTAAGAAACAGCACGAAGTAGAGCGTCTTCTTCGACAACTTCACAGCGTTGCGACTATGGCGATACAGTCAGGTGTCAAACTTGAATGGGCGCAAGCAAACGCGGAATGTGACAAACTTGTTCAGTCTTGTTTTGGCAAGAAAGCACTTGAAACGCCTGAATTTTCTGCCTGGACGCAGCGCAATGAAGCAGCAATGGCGGCTTTCATAGCACGCAGCGAAAATGGTCTGAACCTATCGCAGCGCGTATGGAAGTCGTGCAGACAACTACGCGATGAAATGGAAGTCGCTATCACAGTAGCGGTCGGTGACGGTACTTCAGCAGCAACAATGTCGCGCAGCGTGCGCAAGTATCTGAACGACCCTGACCTGATGTTTCGCCGTTTTAGATACAAAGACCCTGAAACCGGCGAATGGAAGCGCAAGTGGAAGAAGCGTGTCATCGGTGAAGACGGCAAAGTGCATTTCATAGACTACGACAAAGACAGTTATCAGGACGAATGGACGGGTCCCGGTTATTACAAGTCTTCAGCGCAGAACGCTATGCGTGTAGCACGCACAGAAACGAATATCGCGTACAGGCGTGCAGATAACACACGTTGGCAGCAAATGGACTTTGTTCTCGGTCAGCGCGTTCAGTTGTCGCGCAATCACCCGAAGAAAGACATCTGTGACAAGTTAGCCGGTGACTATCCACCCGATTTTGTCTTTGACGGCTGGCATCCTCAATGCTTCTGTTTCGTCACGCCAATTCTTATGGACGAAGAAGAAATACAGAAGATGAACGAAGCGATGCTTGAGGGAAAAGAATACAAGCCACGCGGAAAGCGCATCACGCAATATCCTGAAAACTTCAAAGAATGGGTGCGCGACAACGAAGACAAGATACTTGCATCGCACGACATCGGTACTGACCCATATTTTGTGCGGAACAACTTCAACGCAGTACAGGACATATTGAACCCGAAGGAGAAACTGACGCCGCTTGAAATCGCAGAACAGCGTCACGCGAACCGAACGCCTGAACAGGAAGAAGCGATACGTATGAAGTGGCAGGAGCGTCAAGAACGCATCGCGGCTGAAAAGAAAGCAGCGGAAGCGGAACGTATTCGCATCGAACGCATCAAAAAGACAGCGCAGAACGTGCTTAAAACAGCGACCACGCGCTTTGCAGACTTCGGTCTTGATACTGTTGCACTCGAAGCGGCGGTGCAGTCAGGTGACACGGCAATCATCAATGCCGAAACACGTGTGCTTGCACAGGTCATGGCGAAGAAGCAGCAGCAAATCAAGAAGACGGCAAGCAATGTCATCGGTGTCACATCGAAGTACAAAGACTTCACTGTTGACACTGATGCAGTCACTTCTTTGAATGACGCGCTGAAGACAGGCAACTTGTCTGCAATCAACACGCAGACACGCGCACTTGCACAGCAGATTGTGGCAATCAAGAAGCAACTTCAGTCAATGTCTTCAGTTATCCCGAACGCAAAGCAGTGGTCAGACCAATTCACAGTGTCAGAACTTCAAGCAGCACACGATGCAGTGCAGAACAAACTTGCACAGATTGCATCTTTGCCTATTGACAAGCAAATCAAGAAACTTGAAAATGAAATCAAGTATGTATCTGACCCGACATATCTGAAACCGCACAGCATTTACCCGACATGGAAAGTTTCGCAGTCGGCATATATGCAAGAATTGGCAAAGGTTAAGCATCAGCAGAAAGTAAATGAGTTGACAGCGAAACTCAACATATTGAAGACGTATCTTTCAGCGCACACAAAAGCGACAACACTTGCATCACTAATTGCACAGGCAGAAACAAATCTGACAAGTGACAATTTGTTTGAAGCAGAAATGTATGTCAGTGAAGCAGAGAAGAAAAAGGCAGCACTCGAAGCAGCACAGGCACGTCGCGATGCAAAGAAAGGAAAAGGTGTTACAAACCTCAATCAGATAGACTTCGATGATGATACACGAACACAAGAACGAAAAGATGCGGCAAAATGGTTCAAGAACGACACAGATGCGAATGACTTCTACTTTGAAGAAACGAACACCAAAGCACAATGGCTTGCCGCTTCAGCAGAAGAAAAGAAAGCATTGCATCAGTACACCGCTGGAAGTTCTTACATAACAGAACCACTTCGAGCTATTAAAGGATATTATCATTACTATACATCGCGAAAAGACGAAAGTGAAAGAGATGTTGAACAAATGACAAATATCATATCACGATGCTATTGTACGCATGACATTTGGATAAAGCGCGATGAAGGTGCATGGTGCGCTGAATATCGTTGGGGCATCCCTGATTTATCACTCTATGAAAGCAACCCGTCAGCACTTGTCGGACGCATTGGTGTAGATGAAAGTTTCATGTCTTGTGGAAACAACAAAAGCACATACTTCGGTTCAAAGCCTGTAATTCTGAACATATATTGTCCGAAGCAGACGCGATTGATATACGCAGAACCGTTTTCTGAATTTGGAGGAAAGCACGACAACGGAATATATAAACCTGGTAAGTCTTGGGACGGTTCATCGAAGCCATTGACAACGCATGAAAACGAAATTATTCTGCAACGTGGAACAAAGTTCCGTATCACTAAAGCGGAATATAAATCAGGTCAGTGGTATATCGACTGTGAAGTTCTGTCGCAATATCCGCGACCGATTGAAAGTTTTGAAATTGGGTCAGGCGGTTTTTACTGCAAATTCAAGTAAAAAAAGAAAGCTGTATCGTGATAAACGGTGCAGCTTTCTTTGTGAAAGAATTGATTGTGAAATCAGTTTGTCAATCGTAATGCTTCTTGTACCACGTCTTGAAAGCATCAACATCAATGCGGTCGTTGTACTGTGAAAAGCGGTTGAACAGAAGTGCTTTCAACGTCACCGGCACATCATCTGTTTCGCAAAACACAGTCAGACCAAACGTTACATATTCATCGAGTAGTTCTTCAAAATTGCTTTCTTCAGAACTCATTCTATCAATCCATATTCGTTCAATGTTGAACAGCATCTGAACGTCTTTGTCAGTGCTTTTGCAAGTCTTTTCGCCGTGATAGTACCGGCAGAACTTCAGCAAGTTGTCGTTTTCTTTCTTCATATATGTATTTTTATTTTCATTGTTAATCAAATTTTGTTGTAAACAACTAAAACTCAGTTTGTTTTTATCTTCAAACTAAATCACAGTTGCATAGAACTGATTTATGACTTGTTTCATTTCTTCAGGCAAGTATGTGAACGCTTGTTCTTTAAGTTCTTCTGTAACTCCCCACAACGCTTCTGCCATAGACCCGACAATCGCTGCAAGTGTGTCGCTGTCACCGCCGTATGATACAGCGTTTCGTATCGCATCTTCAAAACTGTGACTGTTGTCGATGATGTAGTATGCAAGAGGCACACAACCTTGACACGTCACATCGAAGTAACCGCGCACAGGAAGACGATTGTTCCAATCTTCGCCGTAATAGGTTGAAATGATGCTTTCAGCGTCTATGCGTGCAGTCAGTTCACGACCGGCTGACGCTTGAAACGCACGAATGACAAGCGCGGTCGCAACGGCTCCGATGACACCTTCAGCGTGATTGTGCGTGCAAGCAGCACTGTCATACGCAAGACGTATCGCTTCATAATCAGAACGCGCAGCAAGCGCACACGGTGATACGCGCATAGCAGAACCGTTACCGAAACTATTGTACGGTTCATGTATCGGAGAACGAAGCCACGCACTGAATGAACCGCCGTATGCGCCCATAGGGTTAGGGTACTTTGCGCACCAATGAAGCAGACTGTCTTTGAATGACACATTGCGAAGAATAGCATCTGCAACAGCAACAGTGCAGATTGTGTCATCGGTGAAGTCACAGTCTTTTGTGAACAACTTAAAATCTTTCTTGTCGGTGTTGTTGAACTCGAAGCGAGAACCAACAATGTCACCGATAATTGCACCAATCATAAAGTTCTGTTTTTAGTCTGTTGTTTTGTAATAAGTGAACTAATGCGCACGGTGCAGTGCTTGTTGTTATAGAAGTCACGACCGCGAAGCGCATTTGTCAGTGACTTGTACCTGATGCCGATTGTTGCTTCAGTTACGAAGTCAAAGATTGCTTTGATACTACCGAAGTAGAAATCTGTCTTGTTGTCAATTGGTATCTTCAGATGTAGATGAACGATTTTCTGTGTAGCCATATTGCGTTGAATTTAATGATGCAAAGTTACGGAAATTCCCGCGATTTGGCGCGTTTTCTGTCAATAAATGAGTAATTTATCAACCTAATACGTCAAATCGCGAAGAACGTCACCTATTTGTTTTCTGTGCTATGAAATTGCTTGCAGCTTCTTCAAGCAGTTCGCGCTCGATGCGTATCTGTGCGCACTCCCAATCTTCAATGTGTCTTCCGCAGTTATTTATCACGTTTTCAAACTTATGAGGAGTTCCTTCACCTTCAAGACAGCACTGTATGTCATCTGACAGCGTTACATTGGTGTTCGTGTTGTAGTCAGGAAGATTTTCTTCGATGAACGCTTGTGTGTCATCAATGACGTGCAGTTCTGTTTCGTCAAATACGTTGTTTATCGCATCAATGGCGACATATATGTGTCCGTAGTCAACGACTTCAAACTTTCTATCATAGACCGTAATGACTTCGCCGGTCTTCAGAATGATTGCTTTCTTCATGGTTGTATCAGTCTAATTGTTCATAATTGATAATGACAGCATCGCCGACAATATAGTCACAGTCGAAGATTGCTTTTGCGCTGTGCGCGATGATTGATGCTTCATCATTGTGTGCCATGTTGTACAGTTTGCCGTTTTCGTTGACAATCATACACTGATTGTCCTTGTTGTTAAGTCTGATGACTTGAATGTAACCGCCTACAAGTTCTTGCAGTTCTTCAAGTTCAAACTTATTTCCGTTCTTTGGTGCGATGACGTGCTTTGAGCCGTCTGTCTTTATGATAAAGTTTTCCATTTTCTATTATAGGTTAATCAATGAAATCGTTGAATGAAGTAACACGTTCACAATGCTGTGTGCCAAGCATCATTTCAGGTTTAGTTCCGCAGTCGTAACCTAACCAGGAACCGTAATGGTAGCACCGGAACATATAGTAACCGGCTTTCTGAAGAGCGTCAAACGCCGCTTTCATTTCACAGCCGCGAATACGATACATGATGTATTCCTTTCCTTTCTTTTCGGCTTCCTGTGCGTCACGATGTGCGTATTCGTGTGTGGTAAAACTGGGCGCATATCCGCTGCCATTTTGCTTGAACAGCCAAAGTGTCGCATTGCGACTTCCGTTGTTGCTGCCGGCGTATGGGTGAAATGTTGAACCGCACGTCTTTTTGATGAACGCTTCACAGATTGCTTGAACTACTTCAGCGCGTACTTCTGTAGGCTGTTTATATTCGTTTTTAGGTATGTTGACTTTAATTTCCATTGTGATTTAGTTTTAAGCACGCCTGCCGCGTTGGCAGACGTGCGATGATAGTTTATACATTCAAATTGAATTGCTCGTCAAGGAAGCGTACCATTGCACGGTTCTGTGGAAGCAGTGCCGGTATATCCATGCTGTCGGCTTTGTAGAGGTCTGTCGCACTGTTATACAAGTCCCATGCGCTGATGCTGCCGCCCATTTCTTGCGACTTCACCATCAGGCTTTCAGTGAAGCGTGAAATCTGTGCCTGATTAAGCGGATAGACGCGGTTTTCTTTGATTGATGAAATGCTTGTGTCACACTTCACGCGAATAGCGGTAAGCATTCCGATGATAAGCAACATCTGTTGCATGCCGACTTCGATTGACTTCATGCGCTCAATCTTTTCGCGCTCTGTGACGATGATGTGACGCGCATCTACAAGCCAAGACTTCACAACATCTATGACTTGCGGAATTGTGATAGGTTCACCGCGACCGTTGCCGCGTTCGCTGTATGTAGCGATGTACTTGTCAGCGCACAGCATTGTCTGATTGTGGCATATCTTGACCATATTTCCGAAGCCAACCTGTATGCCTTTCTGATGAAAAGCGACTGCAAGATTGGTCGTTTTTTCTTCATCATCGAAGTCTGTGATACGAATGTTTGCGAAGACGCGGCGCAAGATGTGCGCTTCAACAGCACGCTGTCCGTACTGTGCTTCTACTTGCGGAAGCAGCACGACACCAGGCGTGTTGCGGTCTTTGTTCTGTGCAGCGAACAGGTCGTACACTTCGACATTGTAGCCGATGTTGTTGCACTCGTTTATGAGTGTCTGAAGAAGTTGGAAATGATAGATGCCACGAAGCGGATTTCCGTACACATCATTTTCTTTGTGCGTGCGCTCAAGTTGTTCGAGTGTGAGCGTCTGAACTTTTGCCTTGTCGAAGTCAAAAAGTTTGTTGTCGAGAGTTGTTTCTGTAATCATTGCGTTGATATTTTTGTGGAAGACTGACTGATATATGTCAGTCTTCCGGGTTAATAATTTAGTTGTTTAAGCAGTATAACGCGATTGCTTCAGCGCGACTTATTGCAACTTTTGCAGCGGTTTCAGTTATCGTCTTTGCTTCAAGTTTGCGACTTACAACACTTTTGAAGTAACTGATGTATTCATTTACACCATTCTGTTTGATGAACTCGAAACCGTATTCTGAAAGAAGTGCTGTGATGTTTTCTGAGAACATAGTGATGATGATTTAGAATTTATCTACTGACAGACCTTTCGTTGTCATTGATAGCGAAAAGCCGGCGTTGATAAGGTGGTTAATGACTGATGCGTTGCTCTCGTGAATAAGTATCGCGTATATGTGCGAGTAGTTGTCTTTGACAGGCACGTTGAACGACACTTTGATTGAATTGCTTTTGCTGATGATGCTTATTGCTTCAGCGATGTATTCAGGTTTCATTGCGTTGATGATATTGTGTGGCGGCGCTATGGCCGCCACGTGATTTATATTTATTTTGTGTATTTGAATTGACCGATTGTGAAGCGACTGATGCAACGACCATTTTCATTTCTGATGATGCGGTCAACGTCTATTATCGGGTTGTCGAAAACGTGTGATACAGAAGCGAAGTAAACCATGTTGTTCTTTATTACTTCGATAGCGATGATGTCGTTTGGATTTATGCAACCGCAGTAACTATCACTTCTCATGATTTTGATAGTTTCAACACCTTTTTCAATCAGGTGGTCGATAATCTGTTTGAATGTTTTTGTCTTCATTGCGCTGAATTTTTATTGTTGGTGTTTATTAAACATCTGATTTACGATGCAAAGATATAACCTATTTCCCGAATAGGCAACTTTTTAACAGGAAAAATGGCAGAAAAATCCAATAAAAATACTTCATAGATATGGTAATGTCTGTACCTTAATGATTTACGTCATAATAAAAAATTTCATATTTTCGGTGTTTAATAGCCACTTTTTCGGAAATTATAAGTACCTTTGCGCATAGACATCTGTACATCAAACAAATTCATTGCAATGAACACTAAACTTTTTGAAGTCTTAAAGACGAAGTGCAAGTCTTTTGGTTTAACGAAGAAAGCACTTGAAGAACTGACAGAACTCGGTTCTTCAGAACTCACAGACGAGTCAACTGACGAAGAAATTGCCGCAAAAGCGGATTTGCTTGTTCCCTATGCAAAGGCGATGCAGGGAGAAATCACAAGAAAGACGCGCAAGTCATCTACCAAGAAACAATCTGAAGACGAGGGTGACGGAGAGGACGAAAGCGACACTGAAATGCCCGCTTGGTTCAAGCAGTATCAGCAAAGCAACGACCAGCGCATCGCGGCTCTCGAAAAAGAGAACAACGACCTGAAAGCCGAAAAAGCAGCGACCGAAAGGGCAACAACAATCGCCGACAAGGCAAAGAAGCTCGGTATTCCGGAATTTATGGTGAAGCGTATCATCGGAAGCATCGCTGAAGATGCAGACGTTGACGCTGAACTTGCGAACTTCAAGCAAGAACTTGTCAACAATTCTCTCATGCCCAAGGGTCAGGCGCATGAAGCCGGTAAAATTGACCTCACGCAAGCAAAAGAAGATGCGAAGTCGTGGGCGGCAGGACTTCCCGACTAACAGACAGACCCGAAGTTTCACAAATTTCAAATTTCAGACACATGGCTATCACATTTGAAAAGCAGTCTTTCGGGGGTCGCTTCCCTGAAATTTGGCGTGGCGAATGTAAGATGCTTCCCGGTGGTTTCAAACCTACACAGGAATTTGCACCTGGCACAGTCGTTCGCCGTGCGACACCGGTCTTTGTCAACTTCGATGAAATGAGTGCGACCGTGTGCAAAGTTGCTTCAGTGCTTGACGGTGGAACGACCACGAAAGTGCGCGTTCCCAAAGGTCACTACTTCACAAAGGGTGACAACGTATTCAAGTATGGCGCTGAGGCACCGGAACTTGTCACAGTCAAAGAGGTTGACAGAACAAACAGCGCGTATGACGTTCTTATGCTTTCAAAGG